CCAAAAAGGTATCCAGGGCATTGCAGGAGTAAAAGGAGAGACTGGACTTCAAGGGCCACCAGGAAGAGATGGGCAAGATCTTGTTGCTACTGAAGCTAAGCTGCATGACTTAAAAGATGTTTTTATTCCTGATCCAAGGGTTGGGCAGGTATTGACATGGGATGGAGCGAGTTGGGTCTCATTATTTGTTCCGCAAACATATAGATACGCGGGGATTGATATGGAACAATTGGAGATGGATGGTGGCACCTTAGACTAAGGAATACTAGCCTACTTGAGCTAAGCTAAGATAAGCTCATAAATCTTGCTGACTTCAGTAAATGGCTAAGATCAAGCTGCTCCGTATTCAAACTCCTGGGGCATCACCTTCGACTAGCCAAGTTGATCTCGGAGAGCTGTGTGTACATATTGCTGACGGCAAAATATTCTTCAAAACTATAAATGGTGAAACGGAAGAAGTTGTTGCTTTAGAGCCTAACAGTCAAGTATCTATTGGCAGTTTAAATGACATTGACATAACTACTGTCACGCCCACGAATGGGCAAGTTTTAGTTTATAACTCTACTACTGAAAAATTCGAGCCTGGCAACGCCGCTGGTGGTGGCGCTTCTGCGACAGATCTAACATACACAAGTTCAACCCGAGTTATTGGTTCATCGACTGGTAATGATGCAACCTTACCTGAAGTTTCGGCGGGTGGTGACTCTGGCTTAATGACTGGGGCTGACAAGACCAAGCTCGACGGTATCGAGACTGGTGCTACTGCTGATCGAACTGCCTCTGAAATCCTTACAGAGCTAAAGACAGTAGATGGTGCGACTTCAGGATTAGATAGCGATCTTTTAGATGGTCAAGAGGGCAGTTATTACCTTAACGTCAATAATTTTACTGGATCTGAAGTAAATTTCGATTCACCAAATTACGGCAGCCCAGATGATGCGTCTATTAAAGCCATATCAGGCACGTTGGCGCTATTTGCAGGTGGAAACGAAAGAATCCGTATTGGCGGCAACGGTAATGTCGGGATTGGGCGGACAAGCCCAAATGAAAAGCTCGATGTTGAAAATAATGCAAGAGTAAGACAGGACTTGTTTGTAGATAGTCAAATTGGTTTAGGTACAACTAGCCCAACATATTCAAAGCTGGATTGTAGGGGTAAGGTTAGGGCAGTAGGCACCTCTTATGATCAGATTAAAGTAAGCAGAGAACACGATCCAAGTAACGACACTTCTTTCATCGCACTTGGTACTCAAAGCGCAAATATTGCTTCGTTAACCGCAGGGAACGGCTCGACCGGCAATATGGATCTTGCTATATCAACTTCCTCCAGTGGCAATACATCAGAGCAAATAAGAATTACGCACGACAGCAAGGTAGGATTTGGTACTGACAGTCCAGCAAAAGATATACATCTTTCAAAAGATTCAACACCTACTTTAAGGATTACAAACAGCAACGCTGGTGACGACGCTCATCTTGACATGGAGATGTCAAACGATGGAACGTTCACATTTCGCACAAATCCTGAGAGCATCGACAGTGGTGGTGCGTTGACTGGCGACATTAAATTTACAATGCCAGGTCAAGATAACGTTACTATTTCTGGTACCGATGGCTCGATGACAGCTCTGCGAGGTTTAACGGTAAGCGGAGAAATTACTGGCTCACGTCCAGCATGCGAGCTGAAAATTGAAGGTTCATCACCTTTGCTGGGTTTTATCGACGACGATGCCACCAGCGCAGACTTTTACATCAAAAACGACGCAAATAGATTTACCATTCTAAGCGATTCGGATAGTGATGGGACGCTTGACAGTACCTCTTTAATGGAAATTCGCCCTGATGTTGAAACGGTGAAATTTTATGGCCGTCAAATCATGTCTGGCGGTGAGCTTTTTGTCAATAATGATGGAAAAGTTGCAGGTGATCTCACGACTTATGGTATTGACATAAGCAATACTTCAGTACCAACTCCGACACCTGCTCAAATCCGTAGAGCTTCAGGTGACTACGGCACAATCAAAGTCACTGGTTCTTCAACTGGCGGATGGAAAGGTTATGCGATTGAAGACGGAGCAGTCTTCATGCAGAACGATGATGGTTCTGCTTTTGGATTGTATGACGACACCAATAATCACTGGGCTGTATATCACGCAAAAAACGCGGAGACAAGACTTTATTACAACAACAGCAACAAGCTGCAAACAACTAACACTGGCGTAAACATTACCGGATCGCTAACTGTTGATGGTGGCACTTGTGATGGAGAGTGGCAAGTTAATGGCCGTCTAGATGTTGGTAATGGCAGCGGTAATGATCACGAGATTCGGATTTACAAGGCAGATAACAATGTTTCTGATCATATCCAGTTTTACAACAATACAACCCGTATGGGTGAAATCGGCTGTGAAGATACAACGTGGTTAAGAATTAACCAGGAGACAAATAAAAACATCTACACGCCGCGATATATCCGTGCAGATAGTGGATTCTTTGTTGACAGCACTTCTTATGGAATAGACGGGAATGCCAAGGTAAGATCAAAAGCAGGTAGTGCAACCGATCCTGGTCTTTGCTTTGGAAATGACACAAATACAGGAATATATCGTAATGCAGCTGATAACCTTGGCTTTGCTGCCGGTGGCGTTAGGCGTGGAAACCTGACCGGCAACACCGTTAATTTCCCTGGTATCTACAACACTACACAGGCCGGCGGGACAAATGTACGAGTTGACAGTAATGGTCGCCTTCGCAGGCACTCATCTAGCAGAAATACAAAGACCAGCATCGAACCGATGGGGGTTGAATATGCAAACAAGATATTGGATCAGGTCGAGCCTGTTTGGTATCGACCCCGCATCCCAGATCTTAATTATCCGCAAGCATACCTTGACAGCCTTGGAGACGAAACGGCAACAATAGATTCTTGTTCATCTTATTGCTTAGACAATGGAATTGAATGGGAGCAAGCTGACCTTTGGATGAACGAAGGAGTTAATCCTAATTATAGTTATTGGGGATTTATAGCTGAAGACCTAGCGGAAATTGATCCAAGGCTGTGTTCTCAAAACCCTGAGACTGGAGAATATGACAGCGTTCAATACGAAGAGTTTACGCCTTTGCTTTTAAAGATTGCACAGGAGCAAAAGGCAGAAATCACCTCGCTTGAGGGAAGACTTGCCGCTTTAGAGCAAAGGTTCAATGATTGCAGTGCTTGCAATCTTTAAGGAATACTAGTCTAGCAATTTTTGGTCGATGCCAACCCCAGCTAATAGAGCCAAAATTCAGTTAGCTAGGGGTAATTACAGCAATATTGCTGCCAGCCTTTCTGATCTACTTGATGGAGAGCTTTGTTACGCAAAAGATGAGAATAAACTTTATATGGTTGAGGGCACAACCCTTACCCCAGTAACAGCAGAAGATGATGATGTTTTAGTCGAAGTACATAATCAATCTGGTTCAGATATTGTAAAAGGTAAACCTGTCTATGTCAGCGGAACTCATAGTTCAGGCAAGCCAATTGTTGCATTAGCTGACAATGATGGGTCAGGAACTTATCCAGCAATTGGTCTTATCCATGAAACCATTACTAATGGCGAAGACGGCAAAGTAATTATTAGCGGCCTACTCACAAATATTAGTACCAGCACACTAGGCAATGCTGGAGACCCTGTATATATTGATTCTACGGCTGGCGGTTTAACTACAACAAGACCTACTGCTGCAACAGAAAAAGTACAAAAAGTAGGATTAATCACAAGATCTCATGCCTCAAATGGCACTATTTTAATTATTGGCGCTGGACGTACAAACGATATTAACAATGAATTAGTTGCATTAACAGGTGTCAGCTTAAATGCTACTAATTTAGGAACGTTTACTGGATTAACAATTCCAGATAACCAAGATATCAAGAATGCACTGCAAGCATTAGAAACTAAAGCAGAAACTGCGATTGTTGACGCCGATATCTCGGCAACAGCTGAAATTGCAGTAAGCAAATTAGCAAATGGCACTGTCAATCAAGTACTGGTTACTGATGGCACAGATGTTAGCTGGTCTGATGACTTAACGATTGCCGGTAATCTTACAGTTTCTGGTACGACTACTACTATCGATTCACAGACTCTTACTATTGAAGATAAAAATATTGAGCTTGCAAAAGTCACGACACCAACAGACGTTACTGCCGATGGCGGCGGCATCACTTTAAAAGGTGCTACGGACAAAACTCTTACTTGGGTTGATAGCACTGATTGCTGGACATTTAACCAAGCGTTGGATTTAACAGCAGGGACAGCAGCCGCTCCCGCGCTTTTATTTAATGGCGATATTGATACTGGTTTATTTCAATCTGCAGCGAACGAATTAGCGATTACAACAGCTGGAACGCAGCGCGTTGTTGTTGATTCCAGCGGCAACGTTGGCATCGGGACGACAACTCCTCAGGAGAAACTAGAGGTCAATGGAAAAATTAAAATAGATACAGCCAATCCTAATTTTTACTTTCAACCATCAGCGGATACGCAACAAGCGCGAATTACTTACCTGAAAAGTGACGGCACAACGGCTGCAAACTTTAGGTGGAACTACACAGACGAAGCGTATGAGTATTTTGCTGGATCCACTAATGTACTTAAAATTGAAAGCAACGGCAATGTCGGCATCGGTACGACTAGTCCAGGGGTCACGCTTGATATTAATGCAACTGATGCAGTGGCCTTGCCGCATGGAACAACTGCCGAGCGTCCTTCTGATGGTGGTACACCGGCAAACCTGACTGGCTACATTCGATTTAACAGCACAATCACGCAGTTTGAGGGACATGACGGCAGCTCATGGGCAAGCGTTGGCGGCGGTGGTGGCGGTGCTACTGGCGGCGGTTCTGACGCTTGGGTTGTTGAAACTGATCAAGTTGTTACTACATCTTATGAGCTTACTTCTGGCAAGCACGGAAGCACCGTGTCGCCCACAATTAACAGTGGGGCAACCGTTACAGTGCCGTCAGGCGCAATTCTCGTTATTCTCTGATCATGCCTCTTAAATTAAACGGTACTAATTCTGTTGCTGCACCTGCTTATGCAGGCGATGACGCTGATACGGGCTTGCAGTGCGGGACAGATGAGCTAAAGCTAGTTACTGGCGGAACGGAGCGCGTCACTGTTGACAGCTCGGGACAAGTTGGCATCGGGACGGATAGCCCGTCAGCAAGACTCGAAGTAAGATCAGGCGTTACGCCATTAACTATTAGAAGGAATAGTGATGCGGGCGATTTGGTACAGCTTAGAAACAATAACTTCTACTATGTAATTAGTGGCGATAATGGAGATTTATATTTCAAGACAAATGGAACTGCATTTAGTAATGAAAGACTTCGTATAACTTCGACCGGCCTCGTCGGCATCGGAACGAGCAACCCAACAAGTGATGTGGAGTTTAACTCCAGCACCTATACAGCTTTAGCTATCAGCTCAGAGAAAACGTCTGGACTTATTGGTGGAATCAAATTCAATGCAGATTCAGCCGGAACCAAGACCCAAGTGTCTGAGCTCGTTGCTGATCAGGACGGAGGATTGGAGATTAGACAAGGCCCTACCACAGTTTTTAAGTTAGACAGCTCCGGCGACCTCGGCGTCGGCACGAGTAGCCCAGGCGTAAAACTTGCTGTTAGCGGTACAGATGCAATACAAATTCCAGTAGGAACAACTGCAGAAAGACCAACAGCAGCTGCTGGGCAGATACGTTTAAATACAACGCATGGATACTATGAAGGCTATGACGGTACAAACTGGACTAATTTAAGAACTTTAGTCCAAACCTACATAGCAAGCGGCACTCAATCAGTCAACAACACATCGTTTTCAGCTATTAGTGTTATTGACAACAATCAATCCTTAAGCGACAGTCTTACCACAGAAAGCGCTGGGATCTATACGTTTGCCAGGGCCGGAATATATGAAGTTTATATTGGACTTACTGTTGACGGGGCGGCGACTAATTACCGCTGGACATGCGAATTAAGTGCAACCAAAAATGGCACGTCAAACGTTATTCACAGCACAAAAGGCGGGTACATCCGTTCCACTGGTGGTGCTGACGAGACTTTTGTTAACATGACATTTATACACGAATTTGCAGCAGGTAACACTGTAAGATTCCGGATTAGAAGAATTTCAGATACAACCGGCACCGCAACCATTGTATCATCGTCAAGTGTTACTTTTAAAGCACTAAAAACTACTGATTAAATTTAAAATGCGCAGTAATCCACCAATGCAAAGACCTGATCCAATGACCAAGATCGAAACCCTTAAAACTAAAGTTGCAGCACTGGAGGCAGCATCATGAGCATCAAACTTAAAGGCAGCACTGACGGCAGCGTTTCACTCGACGCTCCAGCAGATACCAGTCCATCCGGGACGGATGTAAGTTTTACTTTGCCGACTGCTGATGGCACGGCTGGACAAGTTCTCAGCACTAATGGGTCTGGTGCTTTGAGCTTTGTTAATGCGATCACTGAAGTGGACCTGTGGAGACTCACTGCCAACAAAGAAGAAAACGGGACATTGACTGACTTGGCGCGGTCCGCTGAGCCTACAGCTACTTATATTGGCACTGGAATGTCGGTTTCGGGTGGTGTTTTTACCTTTCCATCTACGGGCAAATACTTGATTGTCGGCAGTTTTGATATGTTTGCGGATGACAGTGATACTGTTTTTGGCAACATAGCGGCTTCGACAGACTCTGGTGCAAACTGGAACACAGCTGTAATTGTTGGGGACGGCAACAATGGAACGGGCGCTCAAAGAGCTGCTGCAACTGGTATGCATTTTATGGACGTAACTAACACGTCTACGCATAAAATTAGATTTACGGTATCATCTATCGACGGCAATGAAAGCCGTATGAACGGTGGAACCATTGCAAACCAGACTCACTTTTTGTTTGTCCGTCTCGGAGACACTTGATCATGAGCACCATTAAAGTCAATTCAATCAAGAACACTTCCACAAATGATGGCGGTATTGCGATCGATAACAGCGGTCACGTCCAGATTGATGGGCAACAACTGCCTAGCACTGGTCCGCTGAGTAATCGTAACCTGATCATCAATGGTGCGATGCAGATAGCGCAGAGAGGGACTCAAGAGACAGGCATTTCAACGACGGCTAATTCCTATCGCACTGTAGACAGATTTTCGTTTCAAGTGCAGAATCTAGGGACTTGGACTATGGACCAAGGCTCTGGCACGCCGGAAAACGGGTTTGCTTCTAGCGCCAAAATGACATGCACGACAGCAGACGCCTCCCCGACAACTAACGATTACGTTCTTTTCTATCAGTTTGTTGAAGCTCAAAACCTTCAGCACTTGCTCTATGGAACAAGCAACGCAAAAAGCGTAACTCTAAGCTTTTGGGTGAAGTCAAATAAAACCGGCACGGCGTCTTGTGATATTGCTAAACCAGACACGACTAGCGAGTTTTTCTCTAAAACGTATCAAATCAATACTGCAAACACTTGGGAGTATAAAACCATTACTTTCCCGGGCAATACCTTAAATTCTATTGATAACGATAACGAATCGGGTTTGCAATTGTTTTGGTGGCTAAACAGCGGTTCTGATTTTCAAGGAGGATCTGTCTCGACAGCTTGGCGAACAACGAGCTTCCCTGACTCGAACAGAAATGTCAACAACTTAGGTGTCGGCGGTGCGGTTAATGACTATTTTGAGATCACTGGCGTTCAGCTAGAAGTCGGTTCTGTCGCAACACCGTTTGAGCACAGAAGCTACGGCGATGAGCTTGCCAAGTGTCAAAGGTATTATTTTAGGTTCAGCGGCATGGCGTCTGGTCGGCCAATGCTTGCGATTGGTTTTGCAAGTAGCACCACTCGTATTTATGCTGTAGTGAATTTTCCTGTCGAAATGAGAGATTCTGGTGCTGTGACAGAATCTAATTTAGAAGTGCTGCGTGCAGGAGCAAATGTAGGTGTAAGCTTATTTAGCAATACAGAAGGCGGCAATAATTCGGGACGCGGACTTTTCATTGATGCTGATACCGGCAGTCCTTTCACTGCTGGAGAGGCAGTTGTCCTGCGAATGGAGAGTTCAACCCCCGGTGCATTTTTAGCAATTGATTCGGAGCTTTGATCATGTCAATTACTTACCGCTTAGTTGAGTTTGATGGCGTTACAACAGTCCTCAAGATTGATGGACCTATTAGAACTTCTTTTGATCCACAGGTCGATTGTTATGCTAGCCAAGAATACGAAGAGTGGCTATCTGAAGGCAACACCCCTGAGAATGCTGAATAATGAAACGGCTAAATACTAAAATTTAGCACTACATTTTCGGAATCTTATGCAGGTAGCAGCTGTCACGTAATTTGCGTTCTGATGGCTTGTTAATAGGCATTCCGCTCTTGTTAGTGAGTGCTCAAGTTATACTGAACTTATTGCTCTTTTTTCATGGCAAACACGTACACCTGGAAAATCGGTCAGTGCGACAGACTTCTTGAAACAGGAGTGATCAGCAAGCTCCATTACACCGTGACAGCAGTAACTGAAGACGGCGTTTATTCCGTTGGAGCATATGGCTCAATTGGCCTTGAAGAGCCTGAAGCTGAAACCATGATTGCGTATGACAGCGTGACCGAAGCAAACTGCATTGCTTGGCTGCAGGCTGCACTTGGTGGTGATGAAAAAGTCGCTGAAATCCAAACTGCTTTAGATAATCAGCTAACAGAAAAGCGCACACCAACAACAGGTGCTGGTACACCTTGGGCCGCTGCCTAAAATTGTTTTAGGAAACATTGTTTGATACTTTAATTTATTAAAACTTTGCAGCCATGATTGCTTTAATTCGTCCAGTTCTGTTTACTTTCCTGCAATCTCCTAAGGTTAAACGATTAATTGTTGATCTTTTAAGGAAGCTAGCATCTACAACAGATAATACTGTTGATGATACCGCTGTGGACTTTATCGAACGTGGTTTATTTGGGGCTGAACAGTAAAAAAAGGCAGCCTAAATGGTTGAACCTAACACTTTAAAGTGATCGAGCTTATTGCTGCTGTTGCTGGTGGGCTTATCACGGTTAGTGGTATTGCCGCTGGTTCTGCGATCAGAAAAAGTGGTGAAAGTCGCGATGTAATCGTAAAACTTTCTGCTGGGTTTGAAAATGTTGGGCGTGAAATCCAAGCCTTACGGCAAGACATGAAAGATGATCGCCATGAGATCTATGGCCGTCTAAGTAATATTGAGCAACGCATCAGCTCTTTAGAGGCATTTAATAAATCAGGCTGTTACGACAAGTCTGGGCAAGACTAACTCAAGCGTTAGTTATAATAAGTGTAAATGATCTTCCAATGATATTTCTAGACAAAAAAGCAAAGCGGGATCGTTTAGATATTTGCAAGGCTTGTGAGTATTTCCAAAACAAATATAGACGCTGTAAGAAGTGTGGATGTATCATTGAAGCAAAGGCTGGTTTGTATCATGCGAGATGCCCTATAGGTAAGTGGTGAGATGATTACTACCTGCTGGCAGAGCATTGTTTTAATTGCAGCATTGGCTGGAGCTAAGTATCCTAATTTAGTAAGTGCCCAGTGGGCTTTAGAGTCAGGATGGGGCCAAGAGACTTCAGGTGTCCATAATTATTTTGGGCAGAAAGGTAAAGGCACGGCAAAAATGACAAAAGAATGGGTCAATGGTCAATATGTAGATGTAGAAGATGAATTCAAGGATTACGATTCTGTCGAGGCTTCAGTGCAAGATTTAATTAATAGATGGCACAAGAATTATAAAGGATATAAAGGTGTAAATAATGCAAAATCAAGGGAGGAAGCTGCTTTAATGCTCAGTGGGCAAGGGTATGCGACAAGTCCAACATATGCAAGTAAGTTAGTTAAATTAATGAATAGGTATTCTGTCCCAGTGCCGTCCTTGAAACCGGGCAATGACAAGATTAGTCAATCTTATAGATGCAGCTAAATACCATAGAGGTGAGGTCCATCAGAATGACGCCTGGTTGGCTTTAGACGATACATTAACCCAAGCACAACGAGAATTGTTTACAAGGCTCTACAGGCGCTCACAGGCACGTCCTAGAGGCAATACAAAAGACCAGCCGCTTGATGTTGAGTATTTCTATCAAAGAGATAGTAAAACCGGTCATGGTGAACGTTCTTGCCAGTCTTCAGCAATTGCGATGGCAGTTGATTGCATGAGCCCTGGTTTTATTTATGACGATGATGAGTATTTGAATATCGTTTTAAATTTTGGCGATACAGTATCGCAACTGGCACATAAGTCTGCTTTAGACAGCATTGGTATTAAGAATCAATTTAGGATGAATGGCAAGCAATCTGATTTGCTGGACCTACTGATTCGTGGATATCCTGTTCCGATTGGCGTATTACATAAAGGAACTTATGACAAGCCTTCTGGCGGTGGCCACTGGATCACTTTAATTGGAGTTAATGAACATAATTTTATTGTGCATGATCCATTTGGTGAAATGGATGTGATTAATGGAGGATATCTGAAGACAGGGCCGACGGATGGGAAGAATGTTCAGTACAACAAAGATCTTTTGATGTCAAGGTGGCTGATTGCGAGCGATTGTGACGGTTGGTTGTGGGACTTATCAATGAATCCGTTGAGGTAAAATGACACAGCAAGTAATTTTAGATTTTCTTCCTGGGTATTACTGGGATGGTGCGACCATTAGAAGTACTGGTGCTGCATTGCATCCTACGCAACACATAAGTCCAAAGAATGGGGAGCTGCAATATTATGTAAAGCCAATTGGCTGGGGGCATTCCGCCTATATTAGACATGCAGGGCTTGTAAATTATATTAATTCAACAACGAGCTAATCTTGTGCCATAAGCTCATCGCCTTCTGCAATAACTTCTAAAATATAGCGATGTACTTCTTCAACTTCCCAATCATATTGATTATGAAGAATACTGCCAAAGGAGTTTAACTTTACTTCGTGTTCTTCGTTCCATCCGCCAAAATCAATAGCATCGTTTCTAACCATATTAATAGAGTGAACTACAGTTAATTCATCAATAACATCTTGTTGCTCAATGATTGATTTTAAATATTCTACGCGACTTTTATCAATTAAAGAATAAATTGCATGCGATGAGTAAACAGTCATCAAAGTGATGTTTTCAGTGAGGTTGTTTACTCTTGTTAAGAGCCAATTGTTTAAAGTAGCAAAAAAGATAAAAAGTACTTCTTTCATTAGCCTAGCCCCTGACGTTCTTTGATTAGATCTTTGGTAGTGTCGCCTTCAACGAAAGAAGTTTCATATTGCATCCTTACGATGCTTTTCTCAATGAAACCTTTAATACTATCAAGGACTTCTTTGCCTTCTTTCCACACGGCTTGACGGCCTCTGACTTTAGAATGCCATACTTCTAAGTCTTTATTAAGTTTATCGCCGTCTAACTTGACTTTACGGACCAGCCATGTTGCGTGAGAGACATGAGCTAAGGCATCAGTTCCTCGGATTTCGTTTAACTGTGGCTCTGGATTGGAGTTTGTATCCATACCGATCCTGTTGAGTTGTGCCAAGGTAAATAGATCAATGTCAAGCTCCTTTGCTGCTGTCATCAACCTGTAGGCTCTATCTTCGAGCATTGCCGCCGGATTGTTAGTAGAAGCACCTTTATGCCTTGCAAGGGCATGGAAATGATCAATTACTACTGCGCGTAGCTCTGGATGCTTCGCCTTCATTGATCGCATTGTATTGATGCATGTTTCTACGTCTGCACCCCATGGAGACTCGACAAGAATCTTGCCCTGTTTTTCTTCTAGGATCATGCTTGTTTGGGCTACAATCTCTGCGATTCTTTGTTGGTTCTGTGTTGCTCCAGGCAGTTCTAGCTCACCAACAGTCACATAGCCATAGTCGTCGCCGGCATTCCTCCACCAACGGTTACCAAAGAATTGACGACTAAGGTTTGCGATGATTCTTGCTTCGATTGATCTCGAATCAAGTTCTGCAGAAACAAAGCCGATGGTTAATCCACCCTTGGCTAAGGACGCTGCAACCTGGACACCTAAGGCAGTTTTACCAACACCAGTGCGAGCACCGATAACAAGTAAGCGTCCTGCTCTTGGCATGTTTGGCCTTGGTGGCGACACTCCGCCATCAATATCAATGTCAAAGGCATTAACGCCAGTAGACACCGGACGGTCTTGTGATTGTGCTTTGATGATGTAATCAGTCCAATTAAGGCGGCCTGAACCTGGATCACCAATAATTGATTGGGTTAAGTCAGTGACTTGGCCTTGATTGCCAATTGATCCACTGAGCATACTTATGCCATCCATTGTTCTCTGATGGATGAACTCAAGAGCTTTTTCTAATTTAGGATCTGTTTTAAGAGATTGGCCGGCGAGGTATATAGTTTCTTTATAGAGAGATAATGCTCTTTTTTGCTTCAAAATATCAAGAGCAGTTGACCACTCTGTTGATTGATCGCCATATGCATTCATTGTCTCTTCAGACGTTAATTCTGAGATCGTTGTGCAAAAATCAGAGAACAAAACATCGCGATTAGTAGGATTCATCTGCTCATAGCCAGTTATCAAGCTATTTTTTGAAATTGTGCTACCGGTGCGTTCACCAATGAACGTCATATCAATCTCTTTACCGATAGCACGGAAGCAAGGATTACTCCATAAGTGTGCAGGCAATTCTTGACCATGGCCAACGCCAAAAGCAATCCGAAACTTCGACCAAAGGTCTCTTGATATGCCACTTGGCGAAATCAAAACCCGACAAAGGATAATTGCTTCTTGGTCTGTCGTGTCTTCCCTGTCGGCAATTGTTGTTGGCTGAAGTTTTTCAACCAATCGAGCGGTACCAACAGTAGTCTCAATGGCTTCTTTGTTGACTTCGATGATTTTGCCATTTTCGATCTTTAATAAACCAAGATCAACGGCTTTCTGCACATAAAATGGTAGTTCCATTAGATGTCCTCCCATTTGATGCCACTTTCTTCCAACGACTTAATATCTTCAATTTTTAATTTTATAAATCTTTTAGTACAATCGTCGTCTGGATCATTCATTCTTATTTGATAATCCAATGCTTTAATGCTATCAATAAGTGCCTGCTGCTTCTCATCATACTCTACAGGTCTTTCTTCTATAAGTTTATCTTCAAGAGACTCGCCGTCTAAATATAAATTTTCAACATTTTTCATTTTAGTATCGTTTGGGCTTCCATATCCAAAAACGGCATTAAAATTCCTCGATGGCTTGTCAACAGTTCTAGTCCAGAAATTACTTGCCTTCAAGCCTCTGCAAACCGCGCAAATAAATTCAGCTAACTCTTTCTTTTCAAGGCCAAGATTTTTCAGATGCTTAATAGCGCATTCCTTTTGCTTATTGGACAGCACTCTAATTTTTGAAAAGGTTTCAGGCTTGCAAGCATTCCAAGCTTCAATAATGATTGCTTTTTCGTTGCTAGTTTCTTTTGGCTTGATTGTACTCTTGACTACAGTTTGCACTGGTTCTATTTTTTCCACAGGTTCTCCCTTCAGCTTGTTGCATTCTTGACAAATTTCGTCGGCAACGAAACGACGAGAAGTCTCATAGGCAACTACAGGATCGTGCATGGTCACGGTTTTGCCGTCGGCGCTGATTGAGATAAATCCTTCCTCTTCCAATTGGGCTAAGCATTCACGACGATTCTTAGTGCCACAGCTCATCTTGAGTTCGCACGAGTGCCAAGATATCTGCCTGGAATTTCGTTCAGTAGAAGCCAGCCAGCACCACAAAAGTCTTGCTTGTCCGCTTAGGCGTGAATTGAACAATATTTCATCAATAGGAGCCTTCAGCCAGCCGCATTCAAGTTGAAAGTCAATGTCTATTTGTGCCAGTCGGCCAATTGGTGGCTTATGCCGTGGATTCATGAATTTTTATCGATGCCTGAACGTTAGGGGGGTTGTCAACAGGGGGGTATCCAAGAAGGGGGGTATCTTCAGGACAGGGTGTCCTCAGGTAACCCTAAAGGTGTCCTCAGGTAACCCTAAAGGTGTCCTCAGGTAACCTTTGGGGGTGTCCTCAGGAAACCCCCATCTATATAGATTGATTTAGAAGAATAAAAGAAATAGAATTAATACAACGCGCGAGGGAAATGAAAAAAGACGGCCGCCGGAACAAAAAAGGAGAAACTTGGCAAGAAGCCAAGAGGAGATACAACCGGAAGTACTACAAGAAAAACCAAGACCAGCTGAAAGAGGCCCAGAAGGCCCGTGAAGCCGCCAAAAGGCGTGCTCAGGTACTACGACGGGAAAAAGCAAAGAAAGCTCGCCTACAGGGCCTTGCGAAGGGCAGAGAGGTGCAGAAGAAAAAACAAGAAAAATGGGATGAGCTTGGCGTTATCGTTGCGAGGATGAATTTGCAGGCTGGATTAAGCCAGAAAGAGATCTTCAGAATCCTGCAAGGATTGGCAAGTAGCCGTCAGATTTCCCAATGGATTGCAAGAGGCAGAAACACTGTTAGATTGAAAAGACCAACAAATAATTCCCCAAAAAATGGCTGAACTTCCAAATCTCAAAGGCATAGCAACGCAGGATTTAGTTGAGACAATTGGTACTGGCCGCTTCCAGGCGAGTTACATCAATTGGAGCCGCACGATGCAGCTATTCCGCGAAAATGCCAGCGGTTGGATGGTTGAGCCTGTTTTTTATTCAGAAGGTGGAATGCTTCACCGAGCACCTGTCGGCGGGTATCTTTTGCTGCGACTTCGTCACACTGATGGAACAAAGACTCCTGAAGTGCCACAAGCGATTATGGATAACCGCAACAAGGCAATTCCTTACGATGAAATCACTTCCCGTGACATCACCGACACCCATCGCCGTGGGTCTTGCTTAGTGCTTGCATTCCAGACTGGACTGGCCCATGAGTTGTGGGCTAAGATGCCTCTTGAGAATGGTTATCAAGTAGCCGATGAGCAGGAAATCCAACAGGTAAAGTCCCAGTCGACTACGACGACGAAGTCTGCTTCGGTCGCTGTGGAGGTTGCCAAGGCATCTAAGAAAGACTTTGTAGCTATCGCCCAAAAGATGGGCCTAGTCGAGCCTGCAATTAAAGACTTGATTGCAAAAATCGATGAAAACTTTGATGTCGGCATCAAGACTCTTAAGTCAAAAGACAAAGATTTTGTCTTGAAACTCAACGAGTCCTTTCAGGCCAGTGGTTATTGACCCTGACTGGGAACTGAATGAATCCGCTCAAAGCATTGCTTTGTTTTTTAGCGGTATAATCATCAAGTAAATCCACTAACAAACAAAGGGGTTGACACCCCTTTTTTATTGACTAAAATTTGTTAAGTTGGTTACTTACCAGTGTCGAGCGAAACTAATATAATTGACTTTTGGCTTGACCAGGCCGGCAGGTTTCCCTTACTCCCTAAGGCTGAAGTTTTACGATTGGCTAAAATCATTCAAAATCCGAAATCATCAGAAGTAGCTAGGGAAAGAGCAATTGAAAAATTGATTCGCCATAATCTTAAATTAATTCCTGGCATTGCTAAGCGCATGACTGGGTCGATGAAGAGCTTTCGTCATGGCGACCATTGCCTAGTTGACTTATTCCAGGTGGGTGCGATGGGCTTACGCAGAGCAGCAGAAAAATTTGATCCGCAAAGAGGTTATACCTTCAGCACCTATGCAGTCACATGGATCAAGCAGGCAATTTATCGTGAGGCTTATCTGATGATCTCTCCGATTCGTGTTCCAGAAAGCACAATCAGAGATTACTACGAACACCAAAAAAGCAAAGACATTGGCGAAGCTCCTGCCTTGAGCGCAAGAGTAAGAGATCGCCTTGAGGATGCTTTCTTTGCTATGAATTGCCATAGTCTTGACGTTCCACACAGCAAAGATGAAGACGATGATTGGCACGAATATATTCCTTCAAAAGTTTACAAAGCCGGCAGGCCTCGAATGACTTTCGATCAAATCATATCTAAAGCTTTTCTTAGTGATTTCCAGAAAAAAATACTGTACATGCGATATATGGAGAACTATTCCGCCTCTCAAATCGCAGAAGAGACTGGTGACAAGGTCAGTAAAGTCCGTGACCATTTAAAGCGATCACTAAAACTAATTAGGAGAGAAGGGATGTATAATGTAGAAGTAAATCCCCTTTTGGGTTAATCAATGGCTTCTATCAGCCTCTCTGGCAAAATTACCGGCAAAAAGTCGGACCCTGCAGTGACATTGCGTCAAGCAGGAGAAATCTCAATTGCAGAATTCTCTGTTTTGGATTCTGATTACTGCTATTTCAAAAACAGGGACGACAACCCTGGTCAGTTCTATAAAGTGCAGGTCGTAGGTAAAAATACTGACTGGCTGTCTGAGAACTTGACACACGGAAGCAAGGTCACGGTTCATGGCCAACCTGTCTGGCGTGAATACAACGGTCAAAAGATCCTTGACGTTAAGAACGCTCGAGTCGTTTCAATGGACGATAGGAAGCCTGCAGCCGAAAGCAGCTCGCTGTTCTAATCCTTTATGGATTCTAGTTACAATCTTCCTTGTCTCTGTTTGGGGGCTGTTATTGCAGCCTCCACTTTTTTTGTCCCAATTTTTATTGTGATAGATCGACCATGGACCCAAGATATTACGTCAGCGGAGCTGTTGGACCTTTCATTGACGAAACGCCAATCATCTCTCACGCCAACATCAAGCCCTACATTATTGCAATTCTTTTGCACAGGGGAGCTGTCACCTTCGGAGAAGTGCTTACTTGTATAGCACCACATTGTGCAGATGTTGATACGAAGATTGGCCTTTGGGATGGCCTAGAGAATTATCACGTTCAAGATCGCAACAGGCTAGAGATTTTAATCGAAGAAGTTTTAGCTGAAATGGTCTCTGGTGGTGTTTTGAGGTATAATAATGAGCAAGACCTTTGGGTTTTATCTGTAGGCGAAAACCACAGGAACGTCCCTACGATAATCAACTGGGTCTCAGCCACAGGAGCGCAGATGCCTCATCATGTCATCCTGGAAATGTCTCAAGATGAAATTATCCGGTCTAACAAAACACATGCACACGACTGAAATTCCAAACAACAAAAAAGCTGAGCTTGAGGTTATTGCTTGGATGAACAAGTCACCTCAGCCGATGCCTGTATTCGATCATGATGAGATCGTTTACGTTTTAAGGAAAACTGATTGGCAAAAAGCCAGAGTAATTACTAGCTCACAAAACGGCTGCCAGTTACAATTAGTAGAGAGCAAAGAAGCGTTCAATCTTTATGATGCAAGATGTATCCGGCCGGCTTGAAATAGCAGCTGTTTGCGACGACATTAAAGAGTTGTTGCTTGAAAAAAATGCCAAGTATGGCAATAGTGCTCTGAATCCAGTCAGGATTTTTAGTGGAGACTCAACTATTAGTCAATTGCTTGTCAGGATTGATGACAAGCTAAGCAGGATCAAAAGAGGTGCTGGCTTATTAGCTGCCGATGAAGATGTCATCAATGATTTGATTGGCTACTTGGTGCTTCTTAAGGTCGCGATGAAAAGAGAAAACACTCTCAAAGTTGAATATGATGAAATACTCGACTTTGCATTTTTAGATGAAGAGCCCATCTGGCAGCAGTATCGCAACACTGACATATGAACTACCCAGAGATCGTTCTGCCAATCAAGCTGATGTCTAAGGCACGTCCTAGAGTCACTAGGAATGGCACTTATATGCCTAAGCCTTATCAAGATTGGCGCAAAGAATGCAGCAAACTACTAAAAAATGCTTGGGACAGAGAACCAATTGACCATCCTATTTCCGTTGAGATTGAGTGTTATGGCACTGCTCGTGGCGACATCGACAACTACATGGGAGCATTGTTCGATACGGCCAACAAAATCTTGTGGGTCGACGACCGCGCTTCCATCATCCAGAAGGCATCAATCTCGTATTTCAAGAGGCCAACAGCAGAAAGTTGCTGGAAGATTCGTATCTATGACTTATAGCTAAGTTAGATTGGAGGTAGTATGTTTTTTCATGCAATCCTCTGACGTAGAGATTTGCTATCTGCAGGCTGACCCTGAATATAGAAAAGCAAGAGGACAAAGTCAGTCACATTTAAAGACAATTCTTAGAAGCCCTGCTCATTACGTCAGTGCCGGCAAGCACGGATTGATTCCGTCTCCTGCGATGATCATGGGCACAGCTGTGCATTGCAAGCTTTTGGAAGGAGAGGATACTTTTGCGGCGCAGTTCACACAACGTCCTGATGGTATTAAGTTCACGACGAAAGAAGGGAAAGACTGGAGAGCTGCCAATAGCAAAAAGAAGATTCTTACTAACGAAGGTAGAGACCGTCAGTGGGACTCTGTCGTCGGAATGGTGGACGCATTACGAGGCTTGGAATGGTTCGACACCAGTCTGAAGGATTATCGTAAATACAACGAAGTTTCTATTTACTGGAACGACGACAACATTGCCTGCAAGGCAAGACTTGACCGTGTTATCCCACTAGAGAACGAAACATTGGTCCTTGACCTCAAAACAACTGATAATATCTCGCCATCAAAATTCCAATCGAAGCTAGTCGATCTTGGTTACGATTTCCAGGCTGCTTGGTATTCTCATGCTGCTGAGATTGCATATGGCAAGCCTGTACGGTTTATTTTCGTAGCAATCGAGCGAAGTGCTCCGTACACCATTGACTTCTTTGAAGCCCCTAGGCACATGATCAATGAAGCACGATACAAAAATCAAAAAGCACTAAGGATCCTTAAAGAATGTAAGGAGAAGAACGAGTGGCCCACTCGACAGCCAAGCTTGAAACTAGTAGATTATCCAAAGTGGTACACGCCTATTCCCCGCGATGATCAGCCCCTTGTCACCAACAAAAAAGATGGATTCGTACCGCTCTTCTAATTGCAAGCTTGTATGGATCACCCCAGACGCGGAGGAAATGATTGCCTATCTGGCAAGAGTTTCCAATCCTACCAATCAAAACAGCAAAGAAACAGCGCCTAAGCTAATTCGCTATTTGATCAAACATAGCCATTGGTCACCATTCGAAATGGCTACAATGTGCGTAGAGATTAATACTACTAGGGCAATTGCACAGCAAATCATACGCCATCGTAGCTTTTCGTTCCAAGAATTCTCTCAGAGATATTCTGATGTAGGGCAGCTTGGGGATTCAATCATTCCTCATCTCCGCCGGCAAGACAAGACAAATAGACAAAATTCAATCAATGATTTAGGTCAAGAGGAAGTTGGTAGTTTTTATCGGAGGATTAGTGAGTTGTTTGAGGATTCTGAACATCTTTACAGAGAGATGGTCAGTGCTGGTATTGCTAAAGAGTGTGCAAGGGCTGTCTTACCTTTAAATACACGTACACGTTTATACATGAGTGGTACAATTCGCTCATGGATTCATTATTTAGATATTAGAGCCAGTCCTGAAACTCAGCTTGAACATCGTCAAGTTGCTGAAGATGTTTTGACTATTTTTGAAGATGAGTTGCCTGATGTATATGAAGCTGCTTTTACCTAAAACGGTATCCTAGCCCGATTTAGAGTTTAAGAGTGGCCATCCATTGTTATGATTTTAGGCGTGGGTATGAAGTTAAGCCACGTTATGGAAAGCATGAGTCTGCTGATCAGTACTCTGCATTTCAAAATTATTTGCATATGGGTGGCCAGCGGACCTATGACCCTGTAGCCAAGATCTTCAAGGTTGACCCGCAAACAATTAAGAATTGGGCTAAAAAATATAACTGGGAAAAACGCGCAGCGCAATGGGACAAAGAGCAGATTGCTTTGACCTGGAAGGACGCAGAAAAGATACGAGAGCAAAAGCATAAGAGATCTATCGTTGAGTTCAGGGATGCCTCTGAACGGCAGGCAAGGATGATGATGGAGATCTCGGAAGACCTTCTAGGCGTCTTGACAAAGCGAGTCAAGGATGCACAGGATCAAGGAGAAGAGGTGCCGCTACCACTTGTCTCAGGCTTGTTACGTGCCACTGCAAACATCACAGAGCAGTCCCGTCAGGCTTGGGCTTCAGCTCTAGGCGTTGAGGACATGTTACAGCTAGTTGAGCAAGAACTTGATAGAGTGCAGGTCGAGGAACTTGATGAAGACGAGGATGAAATTATTATCGATGAATGAATTGCCAATAATTACTGTGAAACAGGAAGACGACGGTACGTTTGTTTTGGAATGGGACGACAATGATCCACGTTGTCAAGAATTCAACGATTGGACTGAAGAGGATTGGAGTAAAGCAATTGAAGATGGACTAGCAAAATTTTAAATGGCACAAAAATTAGGCAAAGACTACTTGCGTAAATCAGCGCAAAATCAAGCGATGCTTAAGGCATTGCGAGACAAGAAGCTGCAATCAAAAGAGAAGGGAGACAGGATACTGCTGCATAAATTTATAAAGGAAGTTTATCCAAATTATAAATTTTATAAGTTTCATGCAACATTAATCAAGCAGCTACAGCGAATTATTGATGGAGATTGCAATCGTTTAATCTTGCAAGTCCCGCCACGAAGCGGAAAGAGCCTTTTAAGTTCAGTTTTACTCCCGGCGGCATATCTGCAGGCACATCCTGATCGTTTTGTAGGTATTTCTTCTTACTCAGCAGAACTAAGTCAAGGTTTTTCTCGTAAAGCACGCGATTTTTATCGTGATGGCGGAGGACAGCTGGATCCTTCACAGCAAGCAGTCAATGCGTGGGGCACGCAAGGTGGCGGTGGATTATGGGCTGCTGGTGTTGGAGGCGCAATTACTGGTCGATCTGGCCATTTGCTGATCATCGATGACCCTGTAAAGAACAGAGAAGACGCTGAAAGCCAGCGAATGATGGATAAGCTTTGGGACTGGTATGCATCAACCTTGTACACCCGCCTTGAGCCAGAAGCTGGAGCGATTGTTGTTATTCAGACTAGATGGTCTGAGAATGACATGATTGGTCAGCTACTAGAGAACGAAAACAACGTATCTGAAAAGGGTCGAGAGAACTGGACGATTGTTGATCTGCCGGCATTATTTGAAGATGAAGGAAGCCGTCCCAAGCTTCCAGAGCACTGCGAAACGATCCTGGACTGGCGTACAGAGGAAGGGCAAGCATTATGCCCCCAAAGGTATGACGAAGACGATTATGAGCGCATCAGAGAGGCCATCGGAACAAGGGAATTTGCATCTTTGTTTCAGCAGCGTCCTGCTCCAGAAGGGGGCAACATGTTTGATCCTACTTGGTGGCAATATTACTCGCATGATTCTGTTATTCCTGATTTCGACAGAGTGATCTTGTCGATTGACTGTACGTTTACTGATGCAAAGAATAGCGACTATGTCGTGGGGCTAGTTGTCGGTCAATCTGGTCCATCATTTTATGTGCTCGATCTGTTCAGAGAAAAAACTGATGTCATTGGCACGATGAATATGATCGCCAGGATGTATAAGCGTCATCAGCTGGACGGAACTGTTATCGAGCTTGCAGCTAGTGGCTATGCCGTATATCAAATGGCAAAGAAGAAAGTTCCTGGTTTAATTGGCTTTAGGCCAGAAAAAAGTAAGCAGGCTCGTGCTGCAGGCATTGTTCCAGTAGTTGAAGCTGGAAATGTATATTTACCAATCAGCACACCATGGCTCGATAACTTTGTCAGTGAATTTTCCTTGTTCCCTGCATCAAAAAATGATGACCAAGTCGATGCGTTGACCATGGCGATCAACTATTCACTGCAGCGTGTGCCTCCGCAGATGACAGAAGTCACATGGGGCCGTGGAGATAGAGTCATTGAAGGAGTAAGAAGTTTTAATATCTTCTGATAAGATGTACTATAAGAGTAATTACAATGGCAAGAAAAGCGAAGAAGTTCAAGCTAAGTAAAGAGCAGCAATTGCTTGCTACGGAAAATATTAATCTTGCACGACGAGAAGCGTGGAAGCTACAAAGAACAACAGATATTGACTACGACACCTTGGAAGGTGCAGCACTAGAAGGACTTTGTAAAGCTGCTTATCGATACAATCCAGAATCTGGTTTTAAGTTCAGCAGCCTTGCGGTGCCGACAATCAGAGGGGAGTTGCTTCATTGGATTAGAGACAGAACCTACGCAATGAGGTTGACTCATAAAATGCGTGAAAAATGGATTAAAGGGCGGCGTTTGATGTATCGCGGGATGAATGACTTAGATGTAGCTAAAGAGCTAGAGATTCCTATCTCTGAATGGCAAGAGATCAAAAGTGTTTGTTCTGGACCACCGCTTGAAATCAATGATCATGCAAGTCCGACAGACAGTCTTGAGCCTGAAGAGATTAATTTTGCTGAACAATTTAAAGTTCGTGCTGAACATTCCTGGAATCTTTTAAACCCAAAGCACAAAAAATTAATTTTAGACTACTTTTGTAGTAAAACGAATAACTTGCCTGTTGAGTCAGTTGATGAATTTTTATATAACTACACAAATGGCTAAATATTAGCGCAAGTCTTAAAAGAATTAGTTGACCACCTTCAAAACAACTACCGGTCTATAGCCTGTGCGCGACTTGGTGATCCTTAGTGTCAGTATCTCAAGAAACGATTAGAAAGCTTAAATCTTTAGCGGTATCTGACGTACTGCAGAATGATGGCACCTACCTGAAAAAAGTTGGAAGGGAATTTGTAACGCAATGTTTATGGCATGAAGACCGAAACCCATCACTTACAGTCAGTGACGACAAAGGTTTTGTTTTTTGCCACGTTTGCCAGCATCATGATGATGCAATTGGCTTTATATCTCAGAAATATGGGATAAATTTTGCTGAAGCCTGCGAAAAGGTTGCTGCATCCAACAATATTGCTGTTGAGCACACCAATGAAGACAAAGAAGAGATATCAAAAAAGAAAAAACTCCGTGAGGCAGCCATTGATACTGTCTCTGACATGCAAATACAGTACCGACAAGACCTCCAGGTCCATGATGAAGCAATTGATTTCTTAAGAGGACGTTTAATATTGCCAGAAACATCAAGACTTTTTGGTTTTGGGTTCGACTCTAAACAAAAGCGTGTAACTCTCCCGATCAGCAATCATGTCGGGAATCATGTTGGATTTGTTGCTAGGACTATAGTCCCAGACGTAAAACCAAAATACAAAAATACTGAGAACAATGTAATTTTCAATAAGTCAGATATTGTTTTTAATGAATATCGTGCGGCTGAGCATATACGTTCTGCTGATGAATGTATATTTGTTGAAGGTCATTTAGATGTTGTATCACTTTGGCAGGCTGGCATAAAAAACGTTGTTGCATTGCAAGGAACTGCATCACCTTCTGAAGGTGTTTTGAAAAGAATGATTAGAAAGACAAAAAGGTTTGTGCTTTGTATGGATGCTGATGCCGGCGGTGTAAAGGCTATTAGCAAGTTCCTTGACACTGTTAAGAGCTACACCCTGCAGGGAGAACTAGATGTACGCATTGCGGTACTACCTGACGGCATGGACCCAGACGATTTCATAAAAAGTGGTGGCCAACTTTCTACTTTAATATCAAATGCTCAGTCATGGCTTGACTGGATTTTGGATCAATGGCTTAACAGTCTTGACTTCAAAGATGAGCTTAAAATTCAGGAAGTAGAAAAGCACATTAAGGATTTATTTTCTCAAATCAGTAGTCCAGCTCTTCGGTCACACTACTATGACAAAGCATCTATTCGCTTGGCGCAAAACAAGCAATCCTTAGCAGCAGAAATATCTAAGGGCTTTCATGACTTTAAAACTTCTTCTCTTAAAATAAAAACTTGGACCAAGCCAAGTTTTGAACATACAAGGAAAATTGTTGAAAGAAGAATGCTACGTCTTTATATCCATAATATTGATTTCAGGTGGGTACTTGCACCGTTAATGAAAGAGCTTTATTTCCCGCAAATGAAATGGCTTTGGCGAAGAATTGAAGAGATTCAAAATCATACAAGCGATGACTTCTCTCATCATGCCCTGATGGCAATTCTCTGTAGTGCAGAACCAATCTACATGCAAACTCTAAGGTCAATAGTCTGCCCTTCAATTACTGTAGATGACAGCGAACTTTCAATCGCCCATATTGAAACTGTTATGACAACTGCTCCTGAGAATTATGCATTACAATCGTAATATGAAGAGTAGCTTTCATATCGATGTTCTCAGCTAAAAAGACTACTTTCGAGAGTCATGCGCCAAAACGAACAAGAATTGGTGAAGGTCGGCGTACCCGCACACGAATTAATCAAGGTCGCGTCAAAAGGAGCCCTAATCGGAAACCCTATAGAGGACAAGGGAAATAGGCAAAATGCCGCAGCTTGTAGATGCTCTTTGGCAATTGATTCGTCAGCGCCAGATCGCTGAAGCGACTGCGGTTCTTTTTTGTCATCACAAAAGTCGTCTTAGCTTTTGGGTCAGATTAAAGTCTGAACTCTTACGCTCCTGCGACAATCATTTTGATCTTTTTTTGATCGCTACTCTGTTAGACGCTTCGACTAAAGATACCCTTGAAGAGTCCTGTCATTTTATTCCAGGGCTTCATTCTTTGACTTGCAGGCACAATCATGACTTCTAAAGTTTTTAAAAAGACAGTCGTAGAGCAGCCATCAAATCGTGTTGATGAACACCCTTCGAGTGAGACTCATCGACGAGAATATTGGGAACGCTTCTGTAACGAAAACCCTTCTTATCATTCTTGCAAAATACACGACAATTGACTGACAAACAGTAAGACTGCGGTAAACTATTCTTACCGTCACCAAGGCGAAATGCCAGAATTTCAGTCAACAGCTCCTAGTGCAGAAGCCGTTTTTTATCGTACATATTCACGCAGGAAGACCGACGGCCAGCGAGAGACATTCAAAGAAGCAATGACTCGTTGCGTCGACTCTATTTCAGAGGTTGGCAAGTTTTCTACTGAAGAAAAAAGCCTTGTAATGGACCAGGCATTGAATCAGCATTGCTTCCCTTCTGGCAGAGCTTTTTGGGTAGCAGGCACCGAATGGGGAAGCCAGCAAAAGAACTTTAGTGGCTGGTATAATTGCACCTCGACAAACGTAAACGAGATCAGTGCATTTCGTCACATCATGGAACTAGCCATGATGGGTTCAGGTACTGGTGCAATGCTTGAGAAGTCGAATATCGATTCTCTGCCGGCAGTAGTCACTGAGATCAATATTGTCAGCGTTGAAGATGCTGGTGACATCTTGCCGCCGGATCGAATTGAACAGACTGAGTTTTTAAGTCTTGAGGACGGCAACGTAGTTGTTTACGTTGGTGATAGCCGAGAAGGCTGGGTTGATGCCTATCTAGGTATTATTGAGATTGCCACTGAATTCAGCACTAAAAAAACTGTTAACTTAATCATCGACCTTGGTAACGTCAGGCCAGCAGGTGAGCGTCTACAAGGATTTGGCGGCACTGCCAACCCTGTAAAGCTAGAGGACATGTTCCGGCGTGTTGTAGGGATCCTTAACGGTGCTTATGGCCGTCGTCTTAGCTCTGTAGAGACCTGCCTATTGATTGACGAAGCCTCGGCTTGTGTTGTCGCTGGCAACATCCGTCGCAGTGCTGGTATGCGTCAGTTCAGCTCTTATGACAACGAAGCTGCTGATTCAAAAGCAGGTTTATATGCCCAAGACGAAGATGGTAATTGGAGGGTCGATCCAAAGAAAGAAGCTTTGCGAATGGCAAACCATACCCTTTGCTTCCATGAAGTCCCTGATTTTTCTACGGTAGAGGAATCAATTAAGAAGCAGTTTTACTCTGGGGAAGGTGCTATTCAGTACGTGCCTGAGGCAATTGCTCGTGCTAACGCTGATCTGCTATGTAATCCTGAGCGCAAAAAGCAGTTTATTGCTCTTTATTTGCAGGACAAGAACGAAGCAGCTGAGTATTTAGAGGCACTTCATACACCTTCTGGTGTGATGGATTCTAAAGAGTTGGCTCATCGACTAAGCCGCTACGGCCTTAATCCATGCGGAGAAATTATTGGCACTGACTTTCACTGCAACTTGGCTGAGATTCATCTCAATACAATCGATCCAAATGATACTCAGGCACAGGACAATGCGTTTAAAGCAGGAGCCTTGCAGGTAGCAGCATTGCTGCATCATGAGTTCTATATTGATCGTTATCGGTACAGTCGTGAGATTGATCCGATCGTTGGCGTTAGCTTCACCGGGTTATTCGACTTCTTTGTGCATGCCTTCGGAGCGCCTTGGCTTGATTGGATGATGAAAGGACGACCAAGTAACAATCTTGGCCGTAAATTTGCAAAAAAAGAGCACTACTTCTTGCGTCGCTGGGCTGATATCGTCCGTTATACGGTCATCAACTACTGCGACAAGCATGGCCTGCGTCGTCCTAATCGACTGACAACAGTTCAACCTGCAGGAACAAAAAGCCTTTTGACAGGAGCCTCTTCTGGCTGGCATCCCCCTAAGTCACAGCGATTTATTCGTCGCATTACTTTCGGAAAGTCTGATCCTCTTGTCTCTGCTCTACGTGATTGGGGCTATTCCGTGATTCCTGCACAATCAGCTAAGGATGAAAACGGCAATCTTTTAGATGACATTCTTGATCCTCGCGTGCAAGAAGTGTTGGTTGAGATTCCTACTGAAGTTAGTTGGGCTAACCTCCCTGGTTGTGATCAATTTGATCTCAGTAAGCTCCCAGTAGCCTCTCAGTGGGGCCTTTACATGCAGGTGCAAAACTATTACACAGAACACAACACCTCGGCTACGATTGAGTTTAGAGAAGAGGAAATTCCATTGCTCTCAAAGTTGATTCATGAGTCAATGCAACTCGGTACTGGATACATCTCTGCCGCTCTGTTGGCGCGTTTTGACGCCAATGAAACATTCCCGCGTTTACCTTTCGAGCCAATCGAAAAGGATGAATATGATCGCTGGAATAAAGCAGCAGAAACCTACCGCTCTGCTCTGCCGGCAATCTTCAAAAAAGAAGAGGTTAGCTTCCTTGAGGTCTTAAGCACCTACGACTCCGCTGACTACGAGTTAAAGGGTTCGGCTGGTTGCGACAGCGACAAATGTCTTGCTGAAGCTGAAAAGGACGCTGATCAAGTGGGGCAGAAGATTTAAGATGTCATCACTCGTTGATTTTCAGATCCGTAACCTATGCCGCAATATTGGCTTGGTAGAACCTTTCGATCCAGAAATGGTCAACCCTGCCAGCATTGATGTCACACTCGGAGGCATAATCAAGGTCGAGGGTCGTTCTTATGGACGACCTAGTGATCGGGCCAGGTGGATTGACCATGAGATCGACGAAGATGAAGGTTTTATCCTTCCTCCTGGTGGCTTTATTCTTGCTCATACCAATGAATATGTCCGTATTCCGAATAATTTGGAATCAAATTTTCAACTAAAAAGCAGTCGCGGAAGAGAAGGTATCAATCACCTTTTGGCTGGATATATTGACCCTGGTTTCAAGGGTCAAATCACGCTAGAGCTTCAAAATGTCAATAACAGACATAATGTTGTCTTAAAAAAAGGCATGAGGATTGGTCAGCTTCGCTTCCATACTCTTAGTGAGATTCCTTTACGCAGCTATGCGGTCACTGGTCGTTATTTTCTAGACCAAGGAGCTGTGGCAAGTAAAGGGTAAGGAAGACTAACCGTAGTCGCGAGATGCGGCAAAAATTATTCTGCCGAGAAGGCTAAACTTCGCTGAGATAGCAATGCTGGGCGTACCGCACCCGACAAACGATCCATCGCTCGTTTCTTACCATCGACCGGAGTTAATCCGTCAACTACCTGCCCTGGAGCTTGCTAATCACTGCTGGCATCTTTTAGACGGCACTTTTGCCGATAGTTCTGGTCACTCACGCGGCGTAAAAGAAAAATATTTACCACAAGAACCTGCTGAGCCTCGCGGAGCATATGATTCTCGCTTAACAAGATCAACTTATACTCCAATTTATCGCGATAGCATTCGGGCTTATGCTGGCTTACTTAATCGTTTCCAGTTGGTCGACACCCCAGCCTCATTATTGGCGGCGGAAACTGACGTGGATCTTCAAGGGGAAAGCATCCAAAGTTTCTGGAACCGATGCGACGAAAAAGCATTAAGGGATGGCGGTGTCTTTGTCATGGTTGACATGACACAGGATGAAGGTGAAACAAATTTCTTTGATGAACAGAATTCTGATCGTCGGCCATATCTAATCATGGTTGACAGGGCCAACGTGATTAATTGGTCTATTGAATATTCTTCAGGTCGCGAGAAGGTAAATCACGCAACAATCCGTCAATTCCGCCAAAGGTCAATTCCAGGATCGTTTGGTGTCGAGCTGGATGCTGTCTATCATGTTCTGCGGCCTAACCTTGTCGAGACATACCGCTTAGAAAAGCGTGGTCGCGAATGGGTCCAGGTCAAGGAACGCGAAGTCAATACATCAATCCCTGTCGTGCCTTTGGTGTGGTACGGATCTACTGACCCTCATTTCGCGCATGGTGACCTGCCATTAAATGCATTGGCTGAACTGTCAATTCAGCATTTTCAAATGCGGTCTGACTTACAGGAGCTGCTGCATAAATGTGCAATGCCAGTACCTGTCAGAACTGGGGCGAAGCTAGGAGCCGACGGCAAACCAATTCCATTGATTTTAGGCCCCAATACTGCTGTTGACCTTGACGCTGAAGGCGGTAAATTTGAGTTTGCAGAACCATCTGGTCGCAGTCTGGAACGCCATCAAGCTGAAATCGAACACCTTGAGTTACTGATGGATCGCAGTAGTCTTAATTTCTTATATGGTGCAAACATCAAGACCGCTACTGAAGCATCTCTCCGTGCTTCTCAAGTAGCCTCACAGGTCTCATCTTTAACACGCAATAAAGTTTCAAGCTTTACTACTGTTATGCGCCTCTGGGCGGCTTATAGCGGTGAGTTTGATCAGGTTACACCTGAATCTGGTATTGCTATTAATGACAGCTTGATTAGTCGTCCGTTAGGCGCTTCTGAGATTGCACAGCTGGTCAATCTTTACTCTCAAGGGCTGCTTTCTAAGCGCACGGTATTGGATGAATTACAACGTGGCGGCATCCTTGATCCTGACTTGAAAGTAGAAGATGAGATTACGCGAACTGATGAGGATCATGAAGATCAAGTCGATCAAATGATCGATGACGAGACTGCTTTGCAGGAAGCCGCACCTGACTTTTCGGATAGCCAGACATCTAATCCTGCTGCAAGTGGGGATCCTACTGATGACCTGGAAACCCCAGAAAAAGCTCAAGCTGCTGCCTCACGGGCTCAGTAAACTATAAATAACAGGCATTAATTATGATCATCGCACGGTTTGAATTTCTTCCTGATTATGCCGATCAGTTTTGTGAAGAGGGGCAGTCAATTTGCGAGATGCAATTTCCTGACTTGGTAGAAATGGTTGCCTTTACGAAAGATATTGAGCATTGCTTGACTGAAGTTCTAGTCAATGATGGTATGAATATTATTTCATTGCGGGAGATCAGCGAGTCAGCTTGATGCATCCTGAACAAACAGGTAAGTTCTTGCGTTCGCCGGCAGGATCATTTGTGTATCAAGTAATAGGACCGTGCTGCCAGTTATTCGACCGAGAAGAATTGCCATGGCCGAGCTGCAATATTAGATGGAAAGGCAAGCAACCAAGCTGGAATAGGGTCGGTAAAAGATTCGTCCCGGATTTAGCTGCCTCAAGGTGTCCGAGCTATTATGTACTGGCAAGAGATTTACATGGTGACCAGTGGAATCAAGTTTTGACCTTATATCAAAACCGGTTAAATGGCGAAGAAAAGCGTTGGTGGTACAGCAAAGTGCCAAATGGAAAGCCGTATCCGAAATTGCAATCATGAGTGGTGGAACTTTCGACCGTCAGTTCTGGACTGAAACATTAAATCGTTTAAATCTAGAAAGTCCAGGCCGTGATGAAGCCGTCGACAAAGCTATTGAAACCGTAAGAAAAAAGAAAGAAGTTATTGAAGCGATACGAAAGCAAAAGGGAACGAAAGGGAGGAAGAAAAAGTGATTACACCTGGATCGTTAGTTATCACGTTACACTATAAGAAGGCAATCTATCCTATTAGATTTCAATGCAGCAAGATACGGAAGGGTTTTGGCAACTTGTTGAGAGCACACAGGAGAAATCAGGGTCTGTAGTCGCTTTAGCTTTGATTTTGCTATTTGGGATCTATTACTTTGGATCTGTGTTCCTGGCGGCATGGGCTGTATCTGCAACATTTGGTTCTGGATATTGGATGACGTTATTGACTGTATTTTTACTTAAGCTGACGTTACAATGAAGAAACGACAGTTGCTAAGTGGTTCAAAGCATAGATGGTCGCAACTTAACTGAAGTTGTTTATAAGACTTGCACAAGATGCAAAATCTCTAAGCCAGCTACTGCACTTTTTTTTCATCGTGACAGGTCTCAGTTAGATGAATTGACACGCCAATGCATCGCTTGTCGAACTGAGGTAGCAAATAAAAATTTTGAACGCGACAGGGAGCGTTGTAAAAATTATTATGCAAAAAATAAGAAAAAAATATTAGAACAAAGAAAAAATTCTCCGCGAAATGTTAGCAATAACAATGGCCAAAAAGATAGACCAAAGATGAAACGGGAAGCTGTTGCTTATCTCGGAGGGGAGTGTCAGTGCTGCGGTTTTAATAAATGCTTCAGTTCTTTGCAATTTCACCACAGAAATCCAACTGAAAAAGAAGGTGATTGGAACAGAATGTCAAGTTGGAACCGAGTCAGAAGAGAAGAAGAACTTGATAAGTGTGACTTGTTATGTGCAACTTGCCATTTTGGTTATCACAGCGGCGATGTTATTTTAGACGAGAACGGTTATACTTGGAAGGTAGACCATCCCAACTACGCGAGTATGGCGGAATCGGTAGACGCACCAGACTTAAAATCTGTTGACCTTTAGGTTGTGAGAGTTCAAGTCTCTCTACTCGCATTTTTTTCTTGTTATGGATTGTTTTCTCTGCGGCCACATCACAAATCTGACCCAATCATGGCGTATGGAGACTACTGTTAGGCGCTATCGCGAGTGCCCAAATTGTGGGAATAAATTCTTTACCTACGAGATACCAGAAGAAATGCTTAAAACTGCTGATCAGTATGTCAATCGCTCTACCCACGATTGATTTTTAGGTTGTTTTAGCGTATTGTGGATCGGTCTAACTAAACCATTCATGAACACTTCAATCCAAAATCCTTTAAGCGCAGTAACCCTTCCTTCAGCTCCAACTAAATTTGTTGCCGTCAAGTCTAGCAACTTTCGGATGGTGACGCAAAGAACTGTCGATGAAGTCGTTAATTACATTAGAAAACCGGAGCCGACAGAATGGTCATTTTCTAATACGAATGTTGAGGTAGATGAAGACTGCACCCTTACAGTTTCTATCCAAGGTAACCCTATCTTGCGTGTTACAAGAACTGACGACAACAAAGATTTTGATAAGGTATTTGTTTTTGCCGGCGGCGTTTATGACCATAACGGTAACCCATCAGACACCACTAAAGAACGTTTAAATGGTCTGTTGAACGCTTTGGGCTGGTGTGGAGTTATTCCTACTCGGGTTCGTGTCTTTTTTGATCCAGAGTTTAGCCTTACTTACTTTGGTAGCGGTGAAAATAAAGTAGCCCTGAACTACAATTATTGTGTAATGGCAAGCATCTTAGCAACACCAACTGAATTTATTTTTGATGATGAGATGATTATCCCAAGGAAGCCTACTGACAGATAAGGTTTTATTATGGCTAAACGGGGGCTTTACTCAAATATCCACGCCAAAAGGAAGCGTATTAAAGCTGGAAGCGACGAAAAGATGCGTAAGCCAGGAAGCAAAGGAGCCCCGTCTGCCAGTGCCTTTAAGAAGGCTGCAAAGACTGCTAAGAAGAGGAAAAAATAATGGCCGAAAAGAAAGACTCACGGCTTAAAAGGGCTGGGGTATCGGGCTACAACAAACCAAAAAGAACACCAAGTCATCCCAAGAAAAGCCACATCGTTGTAGCAAAAGAAGGTAGCAAGGTAAAGACGATTCGTTTTGGTCAGCAAGGTGCAAGTACAGCCGGAAAGCCAAAGGCTGGTGAAAGCCAAGCAATGAAAGATAAAAGGGCTTCATTTAAAGCACGTCATGCTAAAAATATTAAGAGAGGTAAAATGTCAGCAGCATACTGGGCAAATCGCACGAAATGGTGACCATCGAAAAACAGTTACGCGCTATCTTTTGCGGCAAAGTAAATGTTGCAAAAGCAGCCAGCGAATTAGATCTTGACATAAGTGTTGTTAAGAAACTGTTTGAAGAATATGTGCAATCTCATCCAAAGGAGGATTGGGAACTTGACACACAACCGTGTTGGCCTTATACTTGATTTAAGTTAAATCCAAATCAATTAACTATTCATGTCAAAATCCAAAGAACTTTGGTTATCTTTTGCTGCCGGCGTTTCATTTATGTTGTTTGTACATATTGTTGAAAGATCAATTGCTTTTCCTGTTTTAACAGAAGAGATGAAAGTGTTTTGCAGCCAAGGTAATATTCATCCTGATTGTCCTTAATTTTGTCCTCGCGTATATAAAGAGCATAAAAAAGGGGCGTTAGCCCCTTTTTTTTTCTTAGATGGTCATGGGTCAGTTAGATGAGGCTTCTGTTCTGAGACGACGACCTTGAGATCGCCGCTTGCAATCTTGTCAAGCATCACCCCACAGGCTCCTGCGAGCACGCCTTCACCTGTAATACGGAAACAGCCGAGATCTTTTGCGATCTGATCGACGATTGCAGGAGTTGTTTCGTTTGCTCGTACAGCAAAGGGACGGCGCTTACTGTAATCAGTCATTGTTGAGTTCTTCATTGGAATGTGATCTCGTTACCATTTGATTTGATTGAAAACAATCGTTCAATGCTAAAACTACGCCATGTAGTCTTACCCTCCTCTTTGTTCTGCACCTCACGAACCTTAATCAGGTCTGGATTGGTAGAAGCCTTGCCAGTACCCTTGATTTCATTGAAGTCTTTGGGGTTGAACGTAACGAAACGCTGCTCCCCGTTCTTCTTGTAAAAGCCGACGCGAACAAATTGTGATCCAGCTTCAGCAATGATCTTGCGAATCAATTCTTGCTTTGGTGTTGGTGTTGCCATGGGATTAGTCCCTGTTGGTGTCTGTCTACATTAACCCTTCTTTTTGCTGCTGTCAAATGGAAGCTTAAACTAGTCGCTTCAATAGGCATGGAGAACGAAAAGGACTCATCCAGTCGTATTGCAGCAGTAGTACACTTATCCGTGCTTGGCTGGTCTGCGACCATCCTGACGGCAGGATATTTAAATATTATTAAAGCTGATCCAACCTTTGTCGCCAGTATTTTTACTGGATGTTTGGCACATTACGGAATAACAAGATCGAACCAGTCAGGCAATGATGCAGATAAGAAGACTAAGAAGGAATTACAACCAACAACAAAACCATGAAAAAATGGCTTTTATTGATGAGTGCGACGGCATTCCTGGGGCCTGCAGTACAAGCGCAAACTTACCCCAACTTCACTCAGGGCAGCATGACCTCGACGACGGTTACCGAAACCACAATCGACGAAACGATTGCCATCGAACGGATGGGTGGGGCCTACACCAGTTATTCAGGCTTCAACATCACTCCGAGTGGTGCAGTTGGCGCGGATGGAACCACGTATTCAGTAACGACTGCTGGAGAAGAATTCCAATTCGAGATTGTGGAGAGAACAGCAGGGGTCATCGAAACAGAGGACATCACCAGAACAATCGAACAAACTTCTACCAAAAACTCGCTATCGGTGTTCTCCCAGTAATATTTTTTTTACCATCTAATTTAAAAGTTAACGCTCAAGAGTCAACGGCTACTGCTAACCCAATCGCTACAAGTAGCGGCTCAGTTAGTAACCAAGCTGTGCAGATTAATCAAGGTGGATATTCTGAACAAGGGTTTTCTCAAGGTCATTATTGTAATTCAAGCACTTTAACTTTTACTCCTTTTTATCTTGGTAACGACGTGCATCCAGAGTACGTTCGTAATCAAAATTTTGGAATACAAATGACCTTTAGTTTTCCTTTAGATGGAGGAATGGTTGAGCTATGTAAGTCATTGGCTAAAAAACGTTTACAGAAAGAACGCCTTGATTATTCATTGATTCGAGCATTGAAATGTGCTGAATTATTAGAGAAAGGCTTTATGTTTAGGCCGGAGAGTCCTTATTCAGTCGTTTGTGCCGACGTTGTACCAATCGCTCTCGAGCCCAAGTCAACTTCACAAGCTTCTTCTTCTGCAGGCGAGCAATAATTTGTTTAATTATTGGTTTCATAATACCTGTTACTTTCTTCAATATTGATGTGCTTGCCAATGTTGCTGCGACTGAAACACCAGCTGTTGCACCGGCAGCTACTAAAATTTCTGGTGCTGGCATTGGTAACGCTATACCTAACACTTGCACTGTTACTACACCTTCTACTGTTTCTGTTTTAGGTACTTCAGGAACAATAGGTTCTATTGGCTCCTCTTCAAATGGCCATCCGTTTAGCGTATCTATCCTTGGGCTTTGTACTTGGTAGCGTCGTACCTCTTCTAGCAGTTTATCAATACTTTTCTCCTCAGTTGCGTCTTCTTGCTGAGTCTCAGGCTCTTCTTGAGAAGGTTCAGTCTCTTCCTGTTCCGTCTCCTGACTTGAAGTCTCTTCCCTTGCCCTCGGGTTCAAAAGTTGTTGAATCGATCCAGGTGATACCGTTTGGGGTACAAAAATAGATTCATACTCTAATTGATCTGCTGTTGGTAGTTCAACTGCAGGAACAGGTATAAATGCTTCAGCTGGAATATCAAAACTTGGAATAATCGGCGGTTCCAATTGTTACCTGCCGTTGGTACACCTTGTTCAATTTTTCCGATTAGCTAAAAGGTTGGCTTTAGCCCACTCCAATAGTTCGGTACGGGTTAAAAATCCATATGGTCTGCTCTTATCATCTTCTGTTAAATGAGGAGCATATTGGAATGTTTTATTCTCGAACTTTTTCTCGAGATAACCACCTTTGATGTGTAGAGCCCAGTAGACAGATCGTACAGTTCTAAACATTGAAAAATTAAGATGATGCCTGGATTTCTAGTAGCTCGTCAAGAACAACAGCTAGCTCTGTCCTTGTTGCAGCACGTAGCAATTTTTTGATGTGGGTGATCTCTTTCCAATGAAGAGAAACGTACTGGTCTAGCTCTACACCACGATTGATTTGTTCGATTAATTTCCTGTTCTCAGGGGTAACAAGAACTTCAAATTGGTTTTGATACATTATTCGGAAAATAGTCCCTCGGATACAGCGAATTCAACGGCTTCTTCCTTGGTATCGAATCCGATAGAAGGACCGTAACCATAACCAGGCTTAGCTGTCTGCCCCCAAAAAATATTACCATCAGTGACAATCCACCAACCTTTGTCCTTTTTGCCATGTGGCGAACGCTGTAAAACTTTTGTCATAGTGATTCAAAATTGTTTCGACTCATCATATCACAACTGATTCTCGTCGGCAAGCCTTTATACCTAAGTATAAATACCTAGCTTTATGAGACCGCATGACCCAGTTATTAAATTTTTTTTCTTAATTTTTTTTATTCTTCTGCAGTGTGGGGTGATTATTAGTTGCTAGATGGCCGTGTATTGCGTCTGTAAGACGCTAGAAGGCCATCAATAGGGTACTTAGGTACGTTTCCCCATAAATCGTATTTCAACCCTATTACAAAGCCTTACAGATACCAGTTATGGTTTTATCTAGCTTTATCTCTACTTTTATCTCTATTACTCTTTACTTGCTTTCTCTATACATCCTTAGGTATTTATCTTATATCTCCTTCTTTCACTAAAACCCCTTACCCTTACTATTATCTTTATCTTATTACCCTGTCTAATATACTGGGTTTACTATCATTAACTCTTTAATATTGAAACAGGTTAATGATAACTAGTTATTAGAATTAACTAGTTAATGTATTATATTATATATATTATATAATAGATATATATTATATATATTATATATAACTAGTTATTGATCATAGAGTAAGTAAACATAAAACATTAATACTCCTATAATAGTTCTTTCTTTTTGCTTCTTTTTCTTTCTTACTAGAGGGGTATCCTCAGGTAACCCCCTAAAGTTAAGATCCATTCCGGCGGCAGGGTTTTGCTCCTTAAAATAAAAATTAGGGGGGTATCCTCAGGACACCTTTTGAAAAAGATGAGATGAAGTTTTAAGATAATTTCTGTCTGCCGTGTCGGCGGCGTAACGATACTGTAACGATATCGTGCTTTTTTAAGATAATTGATACAGAGCGTGGCCCGACCCCAAGTATCACTAGAGTGATAGTGAACAGTACAAATGTTCTATAGTACAAATGTACTAGGTAAAAATACCTACAGTACAAATGTACTACTTTAGAAAATGATAATGATTATCATTCTCAATTAGGGTAGTACTGGTGTACCACTGCTTATTGCGACTCATTTGCAATTACTATTGAGAATGAGAATGGGAATCATTCTCACTTACTAAGTAAAAAAAAATGGGGCCTAATTGGCCCCGTTAAATGTTATTTAGTTTTTTGAACTTATTCGATCTCAGTATAAATAATTGACTCATACATCAGGCCATAATGTGAAGCTAAATCGCCCCAATCTGTGAAAACTTTTAGAGCGTTAAGGTCGACATTTTTGATTGTAACTTTGAAACAATTGGGCTCATAATCACTGGACTGATTAACATCGAAGCCGGCAGATGTTGCCTGATCTTTGTATTCATTGTCGACGTGAAAAATTGCGGTCGTCATTAAAAATCAATCTCCAACTGTTGAAACATAAGGGCATCAATTCCGGCGGTGTCGTCATCATGAAGATCGATCATGTCAGTCTCAACGTGTGAAACTAATTTATCGAACAAAAATGATACAAACTCTTCGTTGTTCATTACACTCTGCCCATAAGTTTGTCGTCGATTAGTTCAGCCAACAGGTAAGAACTGAGATAGGTTGAAAATAGATTAACTAGATCTTCATGCTGCATAATTGAAAACAATCGGTGGGCATCATCCCGGATTTCCTGAGACATAAGGCCTTCAGATTCGTAGGGTTCGTTAAAAACAATTCGGGACATTGTGTTGGATTCGGTGTTAGATTGGAGCGCCATTTTCTGAGCTGAGTGAGATTTTCGCCGGGTAAGATTGGGCCGATCATGATAGCGAAGAATTCAATTCTGCGAACGTTGGAACAGAATCGGCGAAATCTTGATCCTCTGACTGTTGCTGGAGCTCTTCTAATTCGTCTTCTGAATATAATTCAAAAGAGAGAAGTTCGTCGGTGTTGTGAATCATGGGATGGATCCCTTTGGACTTCTTAAGTATAGAAGATTTGGGGCCGACCAGCGGCCCTTGTAACATTATGAAATATGTTTGCTTCCGGCACCATGCGCGACGACAAAAATATCATTTTTTGCGCCATCACACAGCCGACAGGTTATACATTGCGCCTGAGAGTTGTTAACAGTTGCAGGGCAAACTTTACCCTGGCCGATAACATTTTTGGGCACAACATTAAAGCATTTCCAGCCATGCGCTGAGGCGTCAAGATAATCCGCGAAAGTATCAACGGAGGCCATAAAATAACCCTTAAAAGGTGATGCAAACTCTTCGCGCCATTGGTGAGTGTAACCCGTGTGAGATTCGGCGTGCTCGTTAATAGTTTGAAACAGTGCCGGCGATATAATCGAAGGATCACCATATGCTCCCCAACGTATCACGCGGCCGCGTAAATCTTCCGGGTTAAGATCACTCAGCTGACCATATTTGCCCGCCTTATATGCTCTCCAAACTGCTAATGGTGCTTGCCCGACATTAACATAACAGGAACGATTGCCGGTCGTTAAATCTTTTCTATGGGGACAATTTCCACAGATTGAGTAATCATCACCGGTCGCAATTGCTTCGACTGGGTTGATATCTTCTCGCAGAATCCACACCTGGCAAGTGTTACCGGTTTTTCTATTTGCGCTAGACATTGTCATAATTACTACGCATTTGTTCCCGTCGATGGGACTTTCTAAGCGCTGCAAGATGTAACCTTTGAGCTTTGATTTTCTGGTGTTTGTTGTGTTCATTTTTAAGGATTTTGTAAAGTTGTTTAAAAGAAAGGAACAAGAGATAGGCTGGCAAAGTAACAGCGAGAACGCCGATAATTGGGAGCATTAATAACAGCAACAAAGGGCCAATTACTGGTATTTGCTGATCACCTGAGAGGATAGGAATCAGCACGCTAATTTAATACTTTTGAGAGCCAAAATTGCGGCGGTTTGGTATGCTTCTTGACGTGCGTTTTGTGCGTGCCAGTTAACACTATCGACCGGGTGATTGTTGCGCAAAATTGATTCTTTGTCGGCCAAATCTGAGAGGGTTCGATACAGCTGCCAAGTTGGATCTTTGGTCAGTGGAATGTTACTTAGTGTCATGGGATTGATCCCTTAGAACTCTCACAATATACAGCCCAGATCCTACCCTGTCAATGATATATTGCGGATTGTTACTAATAACATTTAAGGCCATATGTTGTTATGTAATAATAATACATAACATATTGCTATCTATTATTAATACATAACATATTTTTATTTATTAATAATACATAACACATTACTATTTATAAATAATATTTTATTATTTATTATTTATTGTTAATACTTAGGCGATTGCTATCTATTACTAATACATAACAACTTGCTATGTAATAATAACACATAACACATTGCTATTTAATACTAATAACAAAGGATTGCGATTGCAAAGTATAAACTAATACAAATAGTACGCCTGTACTACCCCCCCACCCCGATAGTACAAATGTACTAGGCCAAGTAGCCCCCTCAAATTTTCTGAGATAAAATCTAAAACAAGTTTTTTAACCAATCCCGTTGTTTGGGTGATAGGAGGGGTAGGAGGCGGAGTAGAGATTTTTTAGCGACATCAAAGTCAAGGGTAGTGTACATGGAGGACAGGAGTTGATTAGAGGCAATTTGATGAGAGGAGGATGTAGAGAGGAGGAGGGATAGAGTTAGGAGGAGATGAGGAGGCAGGGGAGAGTTATTAATGTTAGAGTTCATAAATAATGGGTAATTATTACTATTATAAGGGGTAGTATATGATATTAGGGGATGAGAAGATGACTATTTATGTATGTAGTGGGTTAATGTTTGTATTATTTGTGGGTGTTATTATTGGGCTGGAGAGATTAAGGATTAAAGGGGGAGAGGGGTAAGAGGTTGGAAGGATAGAGGGAGGGATACTGTACTGATGGCAACTTTAAACACAGGATTAGGATGGGTTGCCGGCGATGTGGAGAGGATATTAATTGCTTGTGGTATTGGGGTAAGTGAATATACGATTAATGAGGTAACTGTATGTGCGAATGAGTTGGGTGTAATGAGTACGACGTTAGTCAGTACTGTTAGGGGGTTATTAAGTGATTATGACAGTGCGGTAACGGTGGAGAAGACGTTTAATGTAAGTGATAATGGAGGAAAGACGTTAGTTAAGGCCGATGTATTGGAGTGGGAGACGGATAAGGGTGGAAGATATGAGGCAATTGTTACCGAAAAGAGAAGAAATGTGAAGGATTTAATTAATATTTTTGCATTTTGCCCGGTTGTTGGTGGAGTTTTAGGTAGTCAAGGTACAGCGTTATACAGATCCTGATGCCTGTACATCCTGAGAATGATAAGGAGACGAATGAATTAATTGAATGGGTGGAGAAGCAGGAGGTAGTAGATATATGGTGTAATGGATGTGAAGCATTTCGGAAGATGAATGCTGTTTATGCACCGTATTTAAATGGTGAGATCAATAGTTGTAAGGAGTGTAGGTGATGGAGGAGATACGTTATGGTATTGAATTAGACATTGATTCCGTGAGGCTAGCGTATAAGGCTATTAATGAGATGTTAGAGAGGTGGCCTGGTGGGGATGCAATGGAGCAGGAGCATTTATTTAAGCTAAAGAATGGATTTTATAAGATATTGTTAGAAAATCAATACCAAAATAATATTAATTAAAGGTTAAGTGTGCTGGTAGCCTGTTAGAGCTGTCTTTTTGGCGGCTTATCTTTACCTTGGTTAATTATGTCTGCGACTATTGCCCAGCGGCAAGAAAGCAAGTCATGGCAATCATTTTGCGACTGGGTTACCAGTACAAACAACCGTCTTTATGTTGGTTGGTTTGGTGTCTTAATGATTCCTTGCTTGTTAGCTGCTACTACATGCTTTATTATTGCATTTATTGCTGCCCCACCAGTTGATATTGATGGAATCCGGGAACCTGTTGCTGGTTCACTACTATACGGCAACAATATTATTTCTGGTGCTGTTGTTCCCTCTAGCAATGCTATTGGGTTACATTTGTATCCTATTTGGGAGTCCGCAAGTCTAGATGAGTGGTTGTATAACGGCGGTCCTTATCAACTGGTTGTTTTTCACTTCCTTATTGGTGTTTTTGCCTATATGGGGCGTGAATGGGAGCTCTCTTATCGTTTGGGTATGCGCCCTTGGATTTTTGTTGCTTACAGTGCTCCCGTTGCTGCTGCAACTGCTGTATTCTTGGTTTATCCCTTCGGTCAAGGTTCCTTCTCTGACGGAATGCCTTTGGGAATCAGTGGAACGTTCAATTACATGCTCGTCTTCCAGGCTGAGCATAATATTCTCATGCATCCGTTCCATATGTTGGGTGTGGCTGGTGTATTCGGCGGCGCTCTTTTTTCTGCTATGCATGGAAGCTTGGTCACAAGCAGCCTTGTTAGAGAGACAACTGAGGAAGTAAGCCAAAGTTATGGTTATAAGTTTGGTCAGGAAGAAGAGACTTACAACATTGTTGCAGCTCATGGTTATTTTGGCCGTCTTATTTTCCAGTACGCTTCTTTTAATAACAGCCGTAGTCTCCACTTCTTTTTGGCAGCTTGGCCTGTTGTTGGTATCTGGTTTACTGCTCTTGGTGTATCTACCATGGCTTTCAACCTGAATGGTTTTAACTTCAACCAATCGATTACTGATAATCAATCTCATGTAATTAATACATGGGCTGATGTCTTGAATCGTGCTGGTTTAGGTATGGAGGTAATGCATGAGCGTAATGCTCATAACTTCCCTTTAGACCTTGCATCAGTTGAATCCAAGCCAGTTGCTTTAGTTGCGCCGGCAATCGGTTGATCTAAGATCAATCAATAATCTTAAGCCCCTTGCCTTGCGTGAGGGGTTTTTTATTGGTATGTTTAAGCTGTAAGCACCTAGGTTTAAGACGTTATGCTCAGTAAAATTGATCCTGATGAACGAGTTTTGAGCGAACCTACCATAGTAGAAAAAGTCAATCGTATAGCAGAAGATCTTGGCTGGGAATCAAGCGATCATATTGTTGTTGAGATTGGCGGAACAGTCATTTCTGGTATTCATCAAGGTGATGATTACAACAAAAAATGGGCTACACCTTATGGTGTACGAAAATACAACAAAGATGCGTTCATTGTGATCAAAAACCAAACGAGAGACCCGTTTGAGCCGTCGATGTCACCAGAAGAGTTAAGTCCAGGGTTGACGGACCCGGAATAGTCGTTATCTTCAAGAAGGAAGAGACTAAAGACCCCCTAAAAAGGGTCTTTTTTTTTGGCAAAATAGCAAGATTTGATTTCACTCAAGATGGAAAATGCGGAAAAGCTAAACGGTCGCCTAGCGATGCTTGGTATCGTTGCTGCATTGGGAGCCTATGCCGTAACAGGTCAAATCATTCCTGGAGTCTTCTAATGCCACAAGGTAAAGGAACATACGGTACAAAGAAAGGTCGTCCACCTAAAAAAGGTACAAAGAAGTAGAAATGGGTAATTCACCAGTCGATAAGAGCAAAGACTTCATCAAGTCTGGGATGACTCTTGTCACAGAATATAACTCAGAGAAACACTTAAAGAAAAAAGGCGTCAATAAGTATAAACAAGAGCAAAAGTAAGACAATGAATCCAATCTTACTGGCCATGAGTATATTGATATTGAACGCCATCTTTTTTATCAGCCTTCAAGATGACAACAGTAAGGATTGAGATTGTTAAGCATGCCAATCATTATTATTGGCTGGTTGACTACGGTGCAGGACATAACATCGAAGGCTTTGCTGAAACCTTACAAGAGGCTATGAAAGAAATCATGCAGCATGAAGGCGGGACATAGGGTAGACTAAGGTACGTTCACCTCCTTCGGAGGCGGAAGTAAGACAACGCGGAACGGACCGTTCATTCCATGTTGGAATTCCTGATTGCATCTAGCATCACCTGTTCGCAGGCTAAAGATGTTATTTACCGTGTATGGATCCATCCAGATCTAACTGACCTTGTAAAAGAGGAAATTGTCACGGAACTGAAGAACGCATCAGATTGCGACTGGAACGCACACGTTGACTGAAGGAACGCGCTTTTAGTGTAAAATTCACTGCAAGCGGAGCTTTCATCATGTCTATCGCAACATACAGAGGTGTCAAATATGACACCAAAAATGTCATGGAAAAATCTAAAGACTGGAAGATGTCTTTAGAGCAAAAACATCTTGATAACTTTAAGTATCGAGGTGTTACATACAAATGGGAGGGACAAAATAATGTCTGAACTCCTGTTAATCCAGAAAAAACTAAAGAAAAAGAACAAACAAGAAGCTTTATCGTTCGTACGATTCAAGCAAGCAATGAGTAAGAAAAAACTCAAGGCATAAAAAAAGGGCTAGCCAGAATAACTGGTTAGCCCATTCTTTTTTCTAGTGGAAACTAGAAAGAATACTTAACACCGACTTTTGTTCCGTAGCTGGTCTCAGCACCATCAACACCGCCGGCAAAGCTGATTTCGCCGTAGAGGTTGAGGTTCTCAGAAGCATTAACACCAAGGCCGACCTTGCCCGTAGGAACGGTTTCAGTTGGGCCGTTGTTGATGGTAATGATGCCAGCGCCACCTTGTGCATACCAGCTAGCAGATTCACCAATGTTACCTTCGTAACCTAGATGAACATCTGTCACGGTTCCTGCATAGCTTGAGCCAGAGAAACCTGAATTGGCTTCCACATTGGCGTAGGGGCCAGCAATTGCACCAGCAGGTGCCAAGGCAGCTGCAGCAGCGAAGGCAAGAGTGGTTTTAATCATTGCAAATTTAAGAAAGGGACTAATGCGAAGATTGCTCGCATAATCAATATACCTAGACAGACCGGAATACTGGGGTACCATTTGGGACAGTAATACGAGTGGGCATGACTAAGCAGCGGAAGAAACTTTTAAAACTAATGGAAAAGGCTGCGAAATCAATTAGCAATGAAGAATCTAAAGAAATTATTAAGAAATTAAGGAGAGCAGGTAGGAAATATGGCCAATGTTCGGAAATCTAAGCTAGTCATTTAGTGTTCATGGCTAGTCCGTTACTGGCATATTTTAACGGGCGGATTAAAGCCACGACGCAGAACACTGTAACGATTACTAATGGCCGTCCAGTTAAGTCTGGTGGCACGGAATACGTCGTGAAGTGCTATATCAAAAGAATTCAATACACCGGCGTAACCAGTGGATCTAAGCCATTGCCATTGGCGTCACAACTAGAAGGAAGGATGCTTCCTGGTGGCAGCGGCGATCAGTTTTACTATCGAGGCTATGCCCTTCAGAAAGCCCCTCTAGGGGCCTATAACTGGCTAGGAGACCTAAGTGGTCTTACCTTCACAAACATCACGGCACAGGAGCTCTTCCTGCTGCCTGGTAGCGAAGTTGAGTTCAAGCTGGGAAACGATCCAACAATGCAAGCCATTGTTCAACGTTCCAGCGGAGTGTTTGGTGGTGATGGGATTGATGAAATTATTTACCCTGCTATCGGTGGTGTCGAGATTCAACTGACGGGTTCTGATATTCAAAACTAATGCCGAGAAAGCAAGTAAAATCCAAAGGAGCAGTAGTATTAAAAAATTTAATTAAGTCAATGAATGACTTAGAAAGAGAGAACGGCAATATCAAAGGTGTTATTAAGTTAAAATCATCAGCAGACTTTACTGACTACAGAACGCTTACTGCTAAATTTCCAGATGCTGCCAAGGTCGCGCATGGGAAAGCACTAGCCATTGTTGCTAATGAGCTATATATTGCTTTTGGCTTGGCTATGGAAGCGCCTGTTTGGCAATGGGATTTTGGCGATGGAGACATTATTGATACCGGCGACCTGCGGGATTCGCTAAATATTGTAGTTACACCAGAAGGTCTTCAAGTTATTTACACCGAAGAATATGCTGCTTATGTTTACTATGGGGCTTACATTAATCCATACGGAAATCCAAATGTCAAGATCTACATGCCGCCAAGACCATGGATCAAGGCTGTATTAATTGGTGGAGGCCCCGTTGAGAAATTTGATCTGACAGGAACCTATAGGCGAAATTTTGAAGTATTTATGAAGCAGCAATTACCTGATGTAAAATTTTGATAGGCAACCTATGCCGCTTGTTAGCTGATCATGGCAGTTTTACCTTTTGTTATTCAACCGAAAAAAAATACCGAAATTATTAAAATTGGTGATGAACAGATTGGTGTTTTTGAAATTGAACGCAAAGGCTACCTGACTGTTGCAGAAAAATCCTTTGTTGAAAATGTCACGCAAGGATCCGACGGGGTTTCTTCTTTAGTACTTTTAGCAAATAAAGTAGCAGCAGCTCATAAGACAACCCCAGAGAAAGCATACATGGCTATTACTGAGGCTATGTCTGGCAACAACAAGTCTAAGTTAGCTCAAGCTATTTCGAGTGATTATTCAGAAGAATTATCTTTTGCGACCACGCGAATGGCAGAATCCATGCAGCGCCGTCAGATCGCAGCAGCAACTATCTTGTTACAGACTAGAATTAATCATGAGTGGAGTATCCAAGACACCTTGGAACTCGACCCAATGCTTGTGCAACAATTGACAGATCTTTACGACAGAGAAGAACAGCGTGAATCGATTGAGCCTGTAAGCAAAGAAGAGGAGGCTAAGCATATTGTGGGAAAGTCACCAGAGGAGAGTGGGGCATAATTACCCCGTTTGAGACAATATTTTGGGATCTGAAGTCGCTATATCCTGGTGATAATGAATTTAGTTTTGACAATTATAGTTCTTTACCTTACGAATATGTAATCGATGCATATCAAAATGGATCACGACAACGACAATCTTATTTGCATCAGTTAGAGGCACCTGTCTCACTGCTCAGTGCTTTATTTGCTAATTCAAATAGAGACGCTAAAAAGCAAAAAGTTCCACACAAGATGGAAGACTTTTTCTTGTACCAGCCAGTCGATGACAGAAACACTCCGACAGGAGTTTACGGTGCCGCTGCGATGGAACTTATAGAGCAACAACTATTCCCTCGATGGGCATATTGCTTTTATAAGGATCTTAAAAATTCTTCAACAGGTAACCCTCCTAACTTGTTAGGTCTGATTCATGAAAAAGCTATAATACTAGGACCAGAAATCACAGAAAATTCCGTCAAGGGAATGTTAATTATGGAAGACGTAGTATCTGAGCAGACGATCGAAATGGAATCGACTCTCGGTGGCATTATTAAAGTAACAATGCCAAAGGCGACTATACGTTACAGTGCAAAAGAAGGCGTTGAAGTTCCTATTGCTGCATGATTGCCGCCGAGAAAGACTGACAATCAAAGACATCTCCTGAAATAGGAATGTTCTCTTTCTCAGCTTCCATCCATGCCCTAATCCTGTATTCCCGCTCCATTGAGTATGAGTTTTGATTGCGGAACCATTCAGCCCATTCTTGGCTTCCCTTTGAATGATTACATTTCTTGCAGGCAGGAATACAATTACTTGTCCTGTCTTCACCACCCCTTGCTCGAGGCTTGACGTGATCAAGAGTTAATGAGGCGTCGTCGATTGGTGGATTTCCGCAGTAAGCGCAGCAGTTGCACCAAGCTTCTTTGATCGATTGTCGCCAAAGGTGTTTCGCTTCTTTTCTTGTCATTGCATCTAGATTGAAAAGGTAGTCATGGATCCTTGGCCGGATCGGAAAATCCTTTTTAATCATCGAGTTCTAATGATAATGACTCCGCTTAAGTATGAGGCATCTGGGCTTCTCATGAGCACCTTGGCGGCTGTCTAATCTATAGTTCCTTAAATTGGGCAGACTAAAACACGGTTTTTCGTGTTCTGATGGCGCAAACTTTTGCCACGACACCGCAGATTATTTATAACGTCTTAGCTAATGACAGTAGCTTTTCTTCATACATAGGAAGCTATAGTTTTACTGGCGGAAGCACGAGTCCATCGATTGTTATCTTAACGCCTGGAGAAGTTCTTCCACAATTAGAATCACAGACTGGATTAGAATGTATTATTCATGATTCTGGGGATATTGGCCGTAAAGATTATATAAACGATAGCTCTGACCTGCTAACGACTTGGAAAGTATTTTTAATTGTATGGGATGGATCGACAGGTAGCGATCTAGATTCTGCCGCTAAGCGTGCTTTACACTTGTTCTATGGTGCTAAAACGATTGAAACCTTATCAGTCTCTAAAGGTCTTGGCGCTCGCGTTCAAACGATGATTATGATTCCTGAGAATGGTGGCTTACATGCAGATGCAACAGCAATCCTAGATTCCTTACCTTAAAAGCTTGTTATTGCAGGCATTTTTACTGCAAGTGAATAAATAGTATTCCAGACCATTAGGAACCCTACGATAGTGGGGTGAATCCCCCATTTTTGCTCAGTTTTCAGCATTCTGGAAATTCACCCATGGCTAATTATTCTGCAGCCTTTGGATATAAGGTTTACTTACTTCCTCTGGCCTCTGCTCAAACCGACCTACTTTTTAGCGGAATCACGACCGGCACCGGCCTTAGCAGTGCTTCTACTGGTTTCATTAAGACTGATAGCTCAACTCTTGGTGATGAAGGCAACCTTGCTGCCGACAATGACACCGTTTCGTATGACACTGCAACTGGTGTTTTTACGGTCGAAAGTCAAGTTTATGCAATGGACGGCACCACCGCCACTGACAAGCCTTTCAAACTGCTTGGCCTGACCAACGCCTCCCTAGAGACTGATACCTCTAGTGAAGATGTTATTACTTATGACCGCACAACCCGTGGTTATAACACCAACATCGCTACCACTAAATCGTTCAGCCTCTCACTAGAAGGTGTTGCTGACTTTAAGAGTGCAGCCTACCAAGTCTTGCGTTTAGCTGAAGCTAACACTGTTAACAACAGCTTGCGCGTTAAGTTTGCTCGTATCGGACCAACTGGTACTGACGAGACAATTTATGGCTACGGCACTCTCGAAGGCTACTCTGAATCAGTGGAAGCTGGTTCCGTGGTTTCCTTCAGTGCAACGCTGAATGGCTACGGCCCATATAACTTAGATATCGACGCTAACTCTTGATATCAACTTAAAAAGCCTCAAATGCCCCGCTACGGCGGGGTTTTTTCTTGGCAGACTATTCTAGCCAGTTTTGAAAAACCGCAATGCTGACGGTACCAGTCAAGTTTGATGTAAACGCTGGTGAACTGCAGGCAGCTTTAAAGCAATTACAGGACGGAAGTCAAAAGGCTCTGCAAGAGATCCTTGACTTTAACGGAAAGAAAGTAAATATCGAATATAATTTTACAAGCAATGGATCAGTCATTGCAAAAGAATTAAGTGAACAAGAAGTTGCTATAAGAAAAGCAAATAAAGCATATTTACAATCAGTTGGTGGTCAACAAAATTCTGTTGCAAGAACAAAAAAACAAATTCAAGTATTTAAAAAGCTTAGAGACGAGCTAAATCAAAACAACCCTAAGTGGAAGCAATACTCAGCTGCTGTAAAAATTGCAGAAGACAAACTAAAAAAATTACAAGGAGCAACTGCTGGCAGCCTGGACGCAATCAGGAATCAGCGAAGTGAATTAGTTAGAATGCGTAATGCTGTAGCAATGAATTCGCCTGAATTCAAAAAGCTAACATTAGAGATCAAGAAATTAGATGATAGGTTTACCCAAACTGCACCTAAAGCTAAAAGTTTTTTTAGCGTTCTAGGTAAAATTGCTGTTGCACAGGCTGCCTTTGCTGCCGTTACAGGTACAGTTAGATCTGCAGCTAATGCATTGGGAGCATTTACAGCCAGAGCAAAAGAACTTGAGGCTTTTAACCTTGCAGTCAAAAACGTAGGATTCACCCAAGCAGAAACTAATCGAATTTTTAAGCAAGCTGAAACTACAGCAAATCGTCTTGGTGCTCCTCTGCAGCAAGTTGAAAAGAGTTACAAAAGAATGATTCCGGCCTTAAAGGCTGTAGGCACAAGTGCTGCTGACTCTGATAAGTTCATTGCTGCTATCAGCGCAAGAAGCCAAACACTTGGATTAAATACAGAGCAATCAGGCAGATTGCTAGAGGCATTCGCTCAGGTACTGAGTAAAGGGAAGCTCCAAGCAGAAGAACTTAATCAACAAATCTCTGAACTTGACGGTGCATTCAGAACTCAATTTGCAGATGCATTAGGCGTAAGTAGTGCAGCATTAAATGAGTTAATATCTGACAGTAAAATTACTGCTGATGTATTCGTCAAGACTGTTAATAAAATGCAAAATGGCGTTGATGCGCTAGCGAAAAGAATTAAAAATGGTACAGCTACAATTCAACAGCTGCAAAATGCAGCATCTAATATTGAAACTAAAAATCTTGAAAGCATCGCTAAAACTATTGAGCCAGCAATTAAGGCGTTTTTAGAAATCCGCTTGGCAGTTGCTGAATTTATTAAAGAATTTAAAGAGACCAAAACGTTTGACTTTCTTGCTACTACATTTAATCAAATCGCAAAATCAGCCCGAACCTTAATTGATAATATTTTAAAACTAGTTTTAGCTGTAAGCCAATTATTAGCCCCGATCACTGGATTATTAGATGGTATTTTAAGTCTTGATGCTAATTTTGGGGGGTTGATCGGGATTTTAGCGCACGTAGTTGCTGGCTTTCTTGTATTTAAAGGAGCAATTATAGGTGCTATGTTAATTGGCAAGCTTAAAGTTCTTGTCACACTTACAACAGTCGCATTTAAAGGCCTATTCGTTTCAAGTAAACAGGCTGCTGTAGGCATGAATCTGGCAACGTTTAGCACAAAGAGGCTATTGGTAGGATTAAGAGCACTTGGACAAGCTATGCCATTTCTTGCTATTGCAGCAGGTGTTGGAATGCTTGTTAATGCATTTAGAGCAAGTGGAAAGGCTGCTCAAGAAATCAGATCACTATATTCTGGAACTTTTAGCGAATTAAGTGATGCGTTAGCTGAAACCAGCAATAAAGCAGAAAAACTGCCGGCAAATATTGGAAAAGCTACTAAAACTATTAAAAAAGCATCAGCCGAATCAGAATATTGGGGCGGGGTGACGAAACGACTGGCCGTAACGCTTCTTGCGGTTGGAGCCGCCACTGCTGTCATAGCCACCGGAGGTGGTGCTCTTATTATTGGTGCTACGGCGCAGGCCGCTGTAATGGGAAGTTTGGCTACTAAGACACTTCTGGCGGCAGGCGCTGCCGGGACACTTGCAGCAGCATATAAGACCCAAGAGGCGGCCGAAGCAAAACTAGCAGATTCAGGCAGAGGCAAAGCAATTCTTGAGCAAAGGCAAGAATTTAACGACGAGGTCAAAGAGGGAATTCAAAGAGTAAAAGATTTAGGAGGCGAAGTTGGTATGGTAGATTTTAGCGGATTTGCTTCTGGATCAGAAAATTTAAAGCGGCTGAGACCGGTAATAAATGGTTTAAATTCAGCGGTTCAAACTCAAATTGACAAAAACAACCAAATAATCAAGCAAGAAGAAGAAAAGAAGCTAAGCGGCAAGGGTAATATTGATCAAATTAAGGCTACTATTGAATTAAAGGAGGGTGAGAATAAACAGCTCAGAGCATTCCAAGTGCTTACTAAAAGATCTGTTAAGGGTTTACAAGACGAGACTGCAGCAAGAATTAGAAATGGCGATGCAGCTGCAAAAGCAGAGGCTTCTGTAGAGCAATTACAAAAAGCACAAAAACAGCTAAACGAAGAAATTAATACTGATTTAATTGAGGCACAGACAGAAGCAATCAAGAAGTATGGCAAAGAAGCTAACGCAGCATCTTTACTAGCTGCATCCAATATTGCAGCTGAAGTTGTAGCCTCTGAACGAAGAACACAATTAGCTAAAGACGACCTTGCGGTACTTGCGAAAAGAGGTAAACTCAATGAAGAAGAAATTGCTTTACAAAGGCAACTAACTAATGTAGTTGCAACAGAAACCCAAAAACAAGCTCAACTGGGAATTGACGCTCGTAATGCAGTCATCAACGCATTTAAGGCGGGTATCGCTGAGGTCGACGGCCAGGTAGATATAATCCTACAAAGTTCAAGCAAACTGAAAGGTGCTTTCGATGGAGTCAGCGGTACATTTGTTTCTGGATTACAAGCGGCAAATGGATTAATTGATGAAATTGCAAGCCGAGAACTGAAGGGCCTTGAGGTTGGAAGTGCAAAGAGAAAGCAAATTATTGAGAGACAACTTAGGGCACAGGCTGTTACTAATGAAATTGAAAATCGCATTGCTGTTTTAAAACTTACTACACAGAACAAAATCGCTACAAGTCAGGCTAGAATTGAGCAAATCAAATTAAGAAATGCAGCCAAAATTGCACAGGCTGAAGGCAAGTCTGGATTAGCAAAAGCTTATAACGAAGCAGCTAATCAGCAAGGATTAATTATTCAAGGATTAGGTCAACAATTTAGAATAGAAAAGGAACTGCTTGGAATTCAAAAAGCAACAAAAGATCAAAAGTTAATCAATAAAGGTTTAGATGAAGAACTTTCAACAAGTGCTCAAGGCGTTGCAAATAAGCTTAATGTGCAGCTTGTCAGTCTTAAAGAGGCAGAGAACAAGCAAAAGAATTTAATTAAGCTTGCTGGCGATTACGGTACTGCTATAGCCGGAGCTGCTACTGATACCCAAAACACTGCCGAAGCACTACAGGGTACATCTTTAGAGAATGGCATTGAGGAAGCTAAAAAAATAACAAATGCGTTGGAAAATGCCCAAGGTGCAGGCGATGGCTTGAATGCTGTAATGAATGCAGCTAAAGACACTATGTCCGGCGGAGCTGGTGAAGCTAGTAAAATCGTTGGATTCTTGGAGGCAGCAGTAGGCGAAGCTGGTGAGTTGCAGCGAATTGTTCTTAGAGGCGGTTCAGCCCGCGCAATGGGCGGTCCGGTTACCAGCGGCAAGCAATATACAGTTAATGATGGCGGCGGCAGAGAAGGATTCTTAAGCAATTCCGGCAAATTCAGTATGCTGCCTGCTGCTAGAAATATGCAATGGACTGCTCCTACTTCTGGTACGGTCATTCCTGCCAACCTTGTCAATGATTTTATCTCGGCAAGTTCCAGCGAAAAGATTCAATCTGCCTCATCTGGTATTAGACCTAAACAAAACCCAGCTGCAAATACAACTTCAGACGGAGTTTCTGGCAACCTAGTCAAGCAAATGACCGCTGCTTTGACTGGATCTGGCGGCAATCAACGCATTACAAACAACGTGACGATTCAAAGCCAGCAACCTGTCACAGATGCGTCGAAGATCATGACGAATGTGGCCCGTATGCGGCTCCGTAACGGCCGGAGGATCTAGTTATGGCTGGAAGTATCACAATCAGCTACGGAAGCGACTCAGTGGCCTTTACGGACTTCTCAGGGGACGATCTGCCGAGCTCTATCCTTGGCCAAGCTAGCCTAGAATTTAGCCAGATTGGATTAGGTTACGCTCAAGGTCCAGCACGTCGGCAACGTAATATCTGGTCAATTGCTACATATGCAACACCAGCAGAAATCGCAACATTAAATACAATCTTTACGGCATGGGATACAGCTAGGTCTACTTCTTTAAACACTGCTGTAGTTAATATTGTTGATAATTTACTAAGAGAAGCTACTAACAACGTAAATATACCTACAGTTACAACAACTGCATTCTTTACTACTCCACCTACTATTTCAAGAGTAGGCAGAACCAATGAAGTTTTCTTATTAAGCTTTGGCTTGACGGAGGTGTAAATGACACTTGCGAATACAACTTCTAAAATTCGTGTATATATCAACGGCACAGATTATAGCAATTTTTTAATAGAAGGAGCTATTTCAGATGATTCTGCATATAGTACAAATATAATTACAGCTAAAGGTTCTATTGTTCTTGGCGGTGATACAACGATACTGGACTATAATAAAACTCTTTTCCCGTTAGGCTCTAAGGTTAATATATATGCTACATTAGATAACGGCAAAGCGGCTAAATTAGCTCGCGGCCAATTGTATGTTTTAAATTCCAGTATTGATATTAATTCTCGTCAAACTACTTTAGAGGTTGGATGTTCTCTTGCATATTTAGTTTCAAGGGAGGGGTCATATACATCTAAAATAAAAACTCTAATAACAAGTTTTATCTCATACGATGTAAAAGGTTCTTTTATTATCGATGATTATAATCTTTCAACCTTACAAACTCTTTTAGAAATAGAAGGCAAGGTAATATTTCAAGATCCATACGGACATATTCAATCCCTCAACCAGTTTGGTAATGACGGCTTAGGTTCTAATCTACAAAGCGCAAAATTAACAAGTTTTGATAAAGAAACTGCAATCGCAGTTGATTCGATTGGAGGAGCTATTGAAGATTTACCTTCAGCAGTAGTTGCTACCGCTGAGGCAGAGGTACCTAAATCTGAAGAAGATGATGAAAATCAAGACATAAATCCTCCTCCTTTTATAACTTCTACACTAGAAAGAACTATTCAAGTGCCGGATGCCCTTAAAGGAGGTTCTAATGGCTTTTTTACAATAACAAACGATCCAACTTCTGGCGCTGCTGGTACTGAGGCTGTAGCGGGTTGCGGCTCGATTAGTGAGCCTGTTGAAAATGAGCCATCCACTTATGCATATACGGCGATTGCTTCATGTAGCACGACTGAATACGAGGCGCTGGAAACCGTCACTAACGGTCGTTATGTAAGTTACGAAGGTCCAGGCAATCAAGTAGATTTTGAGTACGATTTCGAGTACTGTTCTGCAGCAACATATGCTAAGGGCATAATTAGCCGCGTAGTAGATGTGTTTGTTAATGGTGCTAACAATGAAATTGAAAAATCTAATTCATTATTGAGTAAAGCAAATCAGGCTTACACTTTAAAAGATGATTATGCTTCTAGGCCAGGTGCTATTACTTACTATTATAGAAATAGCGTTTTAGTTAATACTGTATATTCAGAAGAAGCGACTCGCAATAAAGAAGCTGTTGAATATTATGGTTGTGCTGCAGATCAATATTATGAAGCCGCTGTAAATATTTTAGAGGGTGCTGACTTTTTAGCAAGAGAAGCAACTAAATTTACTGATAAATTTACAGGAAATTATGGTTATTCTAGGATGCAACAAGTATTTTATACTTATGGAGATGGAAATCAAGTTACTTCAAAGACAACTTTAAATTATGTTCATTTGGCCCAGAGTAAGGTTGCAGAGAACGCCGCCGGTGGGGTTGGAGTAAACCTTGTTCAAAGTCCATTTTTAGATAAAATGAGATATTTTATAGCTCGTGGAGTTAACTTTTTTAGTTTCAGAGGTGTCGGTAAATCTTTTGATGATACAGTGGCGGGATCCCCGTTGATGACTTCACATGATGAATTGAAAGTTAGAAATCCAACAGTTAATTTCAATCTTTTTCTGGCATCTAAAACAGTAAATACTTATGAATATGGTAGTGTTTACAATACAGAAAGGGAGACTTTTACGGATTTTCAAGATCCTAGCAACAGTTATTTTAGGATAAATTATTCTTCTGCTAGTGGGCCTGAAGAACCTGACAGAATTGAATATCAAAGAGATGGCAACGGTTGTCTTTATGCCAATGATAGCTCTTCTGATACAGAAAATGTAGAAATAGAACAGACAGTAAAAATAGATATTACAAACAAGCTTGGGACATCTTCTGTCCCCGTGTCATGGCTTGGTACGCCTGGCCCGCAAATTAAAGAAGTGCAATTGCCGTTAAGCTTTGCCCCGATCAGGACGAAGATATGTAATGGAGTAAAATTTGTTCCTGACACATCCCTGACTCTTAATTTATATTATAAGATTCTTTCTTTATATGCAAATAATCTTGCCAAGAAAATTACTGCAGATAATTTTGGCTATCGTATTACTGAAAGAGGTACAAGAGCTGAGGTTTTTGAATACTATCCATTTTATCCAATTTCATTAAATATTTCAAGCCTTGGTAAAAAGTATAAATTAAGGGCTGCTTCTTCTAACTGGGTTTTTGATTCTGATAATGTACTATGCTCATTTGACTGCTTTAATGTTGGATCTATTGAGACAGCTTCTGGAGTAACAGAGCCCAGCCCCTTTAGCTATACTACTTTTAAGAAAGTAGAAACCACGGCCCCTGTAACAACTAACGATCTGAATGCACCGGAGACGACGAATTCAATACAAATAACAGCGATTCCAACTGGCGGTCAATTGCTGTTAAATAGTGTTGCTGTTGTCGTTGGCGATGCAATTACAATTGCAGACATCAATAGCGGTAACCTTACTTTTGTGCCGACTGACACTACAGTAACAACAATAGTAGTTATCTCTTATGAAGCGTTAGACAGCTCAGGTGAAACGATAGGATCTGGAGATGGGATCTATCCGCCAATTCAAATTGAATTTCCGACATATGTGTTTGCTGATGCTGGAGAATTTACAAATAACACGACCAATGGAGGTTTTGATGCAGGCGCTGGAAACTTTGACAGTGGAACCCGCCCTGGCGGGCCTTACAGCTTAAATGCTGGTGATTTTGATACTGGTGCAGCGGTCGTCGTAAGTGAACCAAGTCCAGGTGCAGGTGCTTCAGATGGTAACAATACAGTAGACCCCGAAACGCAACTTGGGATCGAAGTGGTTGACGCTGATGATTCAACTATCTCTACTGATTCACTGCCAACTCCGCAAGGCGACCTTAATTCAAACTTTGAAGTAATTATTGACTTTAGCTTAAAGCCTAGGGTCTACTTTAGATTAGCTATTGAGGTATTACCTCAACTTGGCTGGAACTATTACTACATTACAGGGCCTCTAGGTACTGCTATTGACATGGGTACAATTGCAGATCCAAATAGTTATACAATGAATTTCGGAACAATTACAACTCCTGTCGAGCCAGTTTTAGCCTCTGCTGTCGTTTAGTGGAATACTACTTTGAATTGGTTACACGATGGCTGTTCTAACGTCTGCAGAGGTTAATGAACAGGTCAATCTGTCATATGTTCGCGGAACTTATAAAGTAGCTTTAACATTTACAACTACAGATTACACTTCAACTGTTTCTTTGGCAACAATAGCGGCAGATGAGGTTACCGTAGGAGACGGAGGGTATGCAAGACTCAGTTATACTTATAGTGCTGCTGATTTACTGGCTTATTCCAATGGACAGCCATTAGCTCAAAAGGCAGCAACTTTTGTTCATGATGGCTCTTCTGCGGATATGACTTTCAACTATGCTGTGTTACTAAGAGATGTTAGTGGTACAGTGACAGTTGTTGGGTTCCAAAAGCTTGCAGAGACTATTATTTTATCGAATGGAAATTTTGCAAGAATTAATATCAATATTTTACAAGGAGTTGGGTAGTGGAAAAAGATCCTGGCAACTTGCTTGATAAATTAAAGGAAACATCAGCTTTCTCAAGGCTAAATGCCGTAGATGCTGCTTATATCGGCAACCCCTATGCCGGTTCTAATTTTAAAGCCAAGTTTCAGGGCTACAATGAAGATGGTATGTCAATCATTAAGTATCAAGATCAACTATATACCGCTAAAAACTTATCAGGTCAAGCTGCTGAAAGAAATAAAACAGTCTTTCTTAGAGCTGCCAAAGGAATTAGAACTGTAAATTATTGATATGTCTCTCGAAAGGCTTGTAAAAGAATTCGCAGAACGTGTTCGCGCTGAATTGTTAGCAAGAATAGAAGCAGAGAAAAATAACGATACTGCAATCGTAAAATGGCAAGGATTTAATGACGATGGTAAGGCGATTGTAAAAAACTTAGATAAAATTGACACAGCCAAAGGTGTTGGTAATGTAGCGCAAAAAAAAGGAACAAAACTAATTTACGATAAGAATGGTAGTGTTGAGTATAGAAAAAGAAAGAAAGAAGAGCCTGCATTAATAAAAAAACAAGATATTATAACATCACCTCGCAGAAGAAGAATGTCAAGAGCACCTTTGCTGACGGCTGATTTATTTCCAGAAGTTATCATTAAAATATTTGATATACCAACTGAAGCTTTTTATGTAATTATATATTCAACAGAGCCTATAGAAGATCTTACGTCTTATACAAATGATGTTTACTCAGACGGTAACCTTCCACATGACACAAGCGGTTGGTATAATTATTTTTATACAGACGAAACTAGCACTGTAACTCCACCAAGTTTTGAACCATTTGCCCCCGGCAGCACTGGCACTGTATGGAGATTAGCGGCAGGCATTGTTTCGTCCTTTGGAACTGTCACCGCCGGCAGTACAGGTACCGGTAGTGCTTCAGTAAGTGGAATGGGTCTCAGCCTAAGTGTATCCGCCACGGGCAACACAGGTGCCACCGGCAACGCTCGCAATGTTTACGATCTAGATATTGGTTACTCCTTAACGCAAACAAATGATAAAGAAGATATTCAACTTGCTGCAGATGGTTCATATGTTACTGTGCAGCCTTATAACTTTTCAATAGCAACTGGCCGAGGCTACGCCGTAGCAAGGTATTCATACATTTTCTTTGAGGCTGCTGTTTATTATTTTCAGATGTCAAATGACAAAATTAGAGAAATTGATTTAAATAGTCTTGTTCCGAACAAAGTCTTTCTTAGCAAAATTATTCATAATTATACTGCGAGAGAAGATGATAATGTTTTTGTATATGCAATCTTTCAGGCAGTAGATGTTGACATGACCCAGTCAGATGAAGTAATTAATTATGATTTATATAATGAGAAAGAAACTACTGTGTCGATTGGGAAAATGACTAGATATACAATTCATACAAGACTTAACATGAACACGGGTAAGTACGAGAGCAAAGTAAATGCTAGTCCAAATACTGGTATAAACGATATAGTAAATGGCGGGTTTAAAGATTATGAAAATGGCCAGGATTACATTTCAGACAGGGCGAGAGGCACTTGGCTCCTACGTCTAGTAATGGAGGCGCGTTTCCCTAGCCATCCAGCCGGTGTTGGGGGCACTTATGGTAATGGCGTCGGAATTTACAAACACGCTTTTATGTCCAGTTTTAACTCTTTTCATGATCCAAATGCAAACTTAGGAAATGGCTTTAATCCTGAGCATATATGGAAAGAATCTTACGAAGGCGATTGGTTATATGCCTACAAAGATATTGTATGGAATACAGTGGCTTCTGCGAATATTACAGAGGAGGAACTTTGGACCTTCTTACAATTAAGTTACAAAGATTCGTTCTTTTATAGTAGCTTAGATAGTACTGTAGAACTTGCCTACCAAAGTGCTTTACCTACAATTCTTGATGCTGAATTAGAGAGAAAAGACCCAAAAGGTTCTGGACGGGAAGGGAACACCCCGTTGTACGGCGGTACTTACCAGGATATTGAAAATCTAGGCGTCTATGTTACTAGTCAACACACTAATTATGATATTGATATGGGTGTATTTTCTGATTATTTAGATGGCTCGCGACCCAATTTCCCTAACGACTATTCTGACTGGAGACAATGGACTGCATTAAGAAGCCCCGACCCTTATGGTTACCTTATATCTGGCAATGTTAATACTGTAGACTACACACTCCAGTTCCCAAATTGGACCCTGAGCCCAAAGGTCTACGAAAGCGGCAGTTACTGGGGATCTAGACTAAGTTGGAAAAAATTATATTTTTCTATTGCTACTATCAATTCTTTAGGACTAATTTCTTATGAAATAACAACAGAAACTATAGGAAATGTGAGCCAACAAGTTGTAACATTGATTACAGTCTCTGATGGTTATTTATTTAATCCAGGTGATTTAGTCCAAATAAGTGAATTTGATGGCATACACGGAAGCAATACCTTAGACGAGATTGCGGACATAGATTCCACGATTGGCGGGCTATATGAAGTTTATCAAGTAAATTCAAACACACAGCTAAAAGTAATTCTTCCAGGTTCTACAAATACGTCCGGACCTGTAAGCGTAGACGCAATATTGTTTAAACTGCCTCCATTGCCATAAGGAATACTAGTTCAGCATTCTGAAGCCTGTGGCGCTGCAAATTAGGAGGGGGACTTCTGCGGATGTAACCTCTGCAAGCTTTGTGCCACTACTTGGTGAGCCATTATACTTAACTGATAATCAAAAGCTTTACATTGGTGATGGGAGCACCCCAGGCGGTAACGCAATCGGCGGCGCGGAAGATCTAAAGGATTTAACTTCAGTAACTTTAATTGATGAATCGGTAGGGGCTTTAGATTTATATCAAGTTACGTCAAATACTGTTTTAATAACATTATCAGTAGGCCAAAGTGCCTATTATGTAGGATTACAGGTTGTCATATCTAATAGCTCAGTCGCAGCATTAAATGGTACACATACAATCACAAGCATTCCTGCGGGAAGTCAGTTCACTTTTTCATTAACAACTGCTGATGTAACATCAGCCAGTGTTACTGGTGTTGTAACACCAAAGATTCCAAACGGAAATGTTTTAACTTGGAATGAGACTAATTCTTACTGGGAAGATGCTGCAGTATTGACTGATATAGTTAATGACATCACTCCGCAACTTGGCGGCAATCTGGATACAAATAATAAAACAATTACAAGTACTGGAACTAATAATATCGAATTTGATCCAGCGACAGGACAAGAAGTAATATTCAAAGGCAACGCTACCGACGGCTCAGGGAGAATTAAATTAAATTGTGAATCAAACAGTCACGGAATTATTATTAAAGGTCCACCGCATAGTGCGGCTGCGAATTATACATTAACTCTGCCAAATGATGATGGTACTGCCGATCAAGTATTAAAAACAGATGGTAGTGGTGTTCTTTCATGGACTACTCCATCTAATGCAATTACTTCTCAATTTACAAGTTTTCAATTTAACCTAGCAGCAGCTCCAACAGGTACTGTTGTAGGGTCACAAGATGTAGGTCAAGCAACAGCAATAGGTACTTTTAGCGAACTAACTTTTGCAAATTATGCAACAAATGGAATCGGGCCAACATCAGCTACTTTTGATCCAACTTTAACAGGTATAACAGAAAGTTTTGGTACATTTTCAGGATTTGTTGCAGGCATTTACAGGATCGAAGCAAGCCTTAAGATTACAATTGATAATTTAGCAATTAATAGTTACCTTAATTACAATCATGAAATTAGACCTTTGACTGGCTCTACGCAGCTGCCTGGAACATTCCAAGATTTTAATTTTACCACCACAGGCACTGCTCCTGCTTCGCCTGTAAACCAACGAGTAAGCATGTCTGTAGTTTGTCATTTAGAAAATGCTACTGCAGCTGACAACAAGGTTCGATTCTTGCTTAATTCAGATCAAAGCAATAATTACTACTGCAGTGGCGGCACTGTAACCTTTACAAGAATTGCATAGTAGGAACACTAGCGCGTCTATTTAGGGAGTGATTCCCTTTTACCATGTCTGAAGAAAACACCAAAGCCTCCGAGATGGAGACTGGCGGCCAAGAACTCACACCACAGGTCAGTGCTGAGGATAAATCTCAGTACAGTCCAGATGAGGTCGCTAATCTCGTTAAAGCATTGCGTTCTGAAAGGGAGGCTCGTAAAACCTATGAGCGTCAATACAAAGACAAAGAACAGCAACTTTTAAAACTAAAAGATGTTGACTTAGACCGTTACCAACAATTAGAAGCTGATGCTGCCCGAGCCGCTGAGATTGAATCACGTTATGGTGAAACAATTCAAGCCATTGAAGAAAAGTATGGACGGCAAACAGCAGAGGCTGAAGGTAAGGCTAAACAAGCTGAAACCCAAATTAACGAATTCAAGAAGCGTTATGCTCTTGAAAAAGTATTTACTTCAGCTGGTGGACGAACTGATTCTGCCGACGGCGTATCTTTTTTCGACATGTTCGCAGAACAGATGAGTAAGCGGTTCAGGCAAGAGCCCAATGGAAGTATTACTGTTGTCGACGAACAGGGCGATCCTATTCTTGATAGCGAATCCGGTAAGCGCATCTCGCCTGAAGACTTTGTAAGTAGTTACAAAACACATCCTGTTTACGGAACTTTCTTCAAAGGAGTGAAAGGTTCAGGAGCTGGATTAAATTACGCTGGAACAGATGCAAACGGGATGCCAGTAGAAGACTTATCGTCTCTATCAAGGGAAGAATTATTCCTAAAGGCATTTGGATAAATCTTTCGCCCCGAAAGGGGCTTTTTTATTGGGAAGAATAGAAGTTTCGGAATTATATGTTAGAAAGCACCCGGTTTTGACTGGCCGTGATGGTTAGCAGGCAGGGTGTTCGAGTTAGAGCGTGATGCTCTGGACACGTTTCACCTTTCCTCCATTAACCACAGGAGTTTAATTCTAATGGCTTTAAATCTATCCGAGGCTAAAAAGCACTCTCGGAATCCACAAGAACTGGCAGTTGTCACAGAACTGGCTGCTGGTCCTCTGCTGAGCGTTCTCCCTTTCCGCGACATTCAAGGCAACGGCCTTTTCTGGAAGCGTGAAGAGAGCCTCGGAGACGTGGGTTTCCGTAATTACAACGCTAACTACACCGAAAGCTACGCTGAGGTAAGTCAGCAGTCTGAAAGCCTTCGTCTGTTCGGCGGAGACATCAAAATTGACCGCGCAATCCTTGATTTGGAAGGTGGCGAGTCACGCGCTTATCAGGTTCAATCCAAGACCCGCGCAATGCGTCTTTCTTGGGAATCCCTGTTCATCAATGGCGACTCTAACCAGTCTCCTTCTGAGTTCGATGGCTTGGCTGCTCGCATGCCGGCGGCTGATCACGCAACTAATTCTCAAGTTATTCGTAACGCTTCTAGCGCCGCGACTCTTGACTTAGGTGCTCTTGATGAAGCAATTGACTCTGTCGATGCACAAGGCGGCACTAAGTACTTGGTTATGTCCAAGTCTGCCCGTCGTGCTTTGACAACCAAGGCTCGCGCATCAGCTCAGATCGACATTGCTCGTAACGAGTTTGGCTATCAGCAGATGGTTTATGCCGGTCTGCCTGTCATCGAGCTTGATCGTGACCACCAGAACGCTGCAATCCTTGATTCTACCCCTGCTGATCAATCGATCTATGTGGTGACCTTCGGCAATGACCTGCTGACTGGTATTCAGAACGGCGGCATCCAGGTTCGTGACTTGGGCGAAAGCACTGCTTCTCCTCAAATCATCGTTCGTGTTGAGTGGTATTGCGGACTGGCTATGGTTAATGGCCGTGCTGCTGCTCGCTTGACCAACGTCAACGCAACTGTCTGATTCTTCTTTCTAGAAAATCAACAATACAAGGGGCTTCGGCCCCTTTTTTTTATGTAATTGGGAACCTATTACAGACCAAGTTGCTAACAGTTGAGCACTAGGTTTTTAAAATTTTTAGGTATTTATCATGGCCGCACGTTCTACGGGAATGTTTCCCCGCGAAAAGTTTGACATTGACGCTAACTTTCTTGTCACTGCAAGTGACACGACCCCTGGCGTAACTCTTGCTAACATCAAGACTATCCGCGTTGGTCTTGTTAACACGACAATCACTGGTGACGCTACTGTTGTTTTCAACATTGGTGGCCAGGACGTTACTTTTACTGCTAACGACTTTGACAAAAATGGTACTGCTATTGCTCACCTCCGTGGTGCTTTGTGCGATGCAGACAATCTCGTCAAGTACACCGCCACTGCTGGTTCCGGTACGGTCTCGGTAGGCACCGCTTTCCTTGATACCGTCGATAACGTCGCTTGATTTAACAACATACGGAATAATAAGGGTGGCTAAGGTCACCCTTTTTTTGTTATGCATTTATCAAAGCTCCCCACAATTTTCGTCAAGGGTGGCGAAGAACGCAAAGCGTTTTTTACTATCCAAGCAAAAGAGCTTATTGCAGCTGGATGGGTTGAAAAAGTAACTGAAGAAAAAGTTGCAGAGCCCATTGTTGAGGCAAAAAAAGAGCCTAAAGCTGTTGTAGAAGAGCCTAAGGTTGAAGCTAAACCTAAAGCACGTCGTGTAACCAAAAAGAAAGTTGAGGAATCATGAACGATGAAGTCCTTTATGTAAAGGGTCCGCGATATCTTGATGGTATCAATCTTGATGCTGATATTATTTCTGCTGAGCCAAAGATTATCCGCCGGCAGGTAAGTGACCCTGTAAACGATGGAAGCCTTGGCAAGCCTACATATGTTCCGGGCTCAAAAAACCTAGACGGCACACCTCTTTAATAAAAGCGGAAGACTACTGAGAACTGCATGGGCAAATAATGGCAATGCCTCTTTCTATTGCCAAAAGTCTTGGCAAGTCCAAAGCTAAGAAAAGCAAAGTAATTAGTGAGTATGGCGGTAAAGCATCGCCTGCTAAGAAAAAACCTTTCAATGGTGCCAGCAATCGTTTAAGGAGGAAAAAGAGTGGCCGCTAAAGGACGCACTGCCAAATTTTACGCTAGCAATCCTGAAGCGTATAAGAAGAAACTTGCTTATGATAAAAAACGGAATGAGAAGCCAGAACAAAAGAAATACCGGGCGGAGTTAGCTAGAGAACGTAGGGCTAGAGGTGTAATGGGCAAAGGTGGCAAGGACGTAAGCCATACTGCTGCCGGCAAATTCAAGATGGAAAATCCAAAAAGTAATAGGGCAAGAAATGGCCACGGCAAGAACGGTAGGCTTGCTTCAGGTAAAGGCACTAAGAAATCTAAGCGGTAGGCAGACTAGCCTAGTCATTTAGTGCAATGGCGGTAAGGATAACCTCTGCAGAATCAATCAAGCAGGCTATTCTTGCTGATGTTTTACTGCGTGAAATATTTGTAAAAGTACAAGTCAATCAAACTGGTTTAGCACCTATTGCCTTAGGGCCAAGTATTGGTATTCTTGGAATTCCTTTAATTAGCGATTTTGAGGCGACTTGGAAATTAACAATCATTGGCTTAACTAATACAGAATCAAAGCAGGTCGCAGATTCCCTCGAAAGAATATTTGTTGGGGCATCGTTTAAGTTTTCTAATAATGAAATCCAAGTTAATATTTTTTCATTAGCAACAAGGGAAGTTTTAGAATCTGCAGAAGAACAGGAAAAATTAAAAAAAGATGCCCAGCGATCAAAGAACCTAGACAAGGCAATTGAATATGCGGAGAATCTGAAAAGCGGTATTGACGGCCAAAAAGGTATCCAGGGCATTGCAGGAGCAAAAGGAGAGACTGGACTTCAAGGGCCACCAGGAAGAGATGGGCAAGATCTTGTTGCTACTGAAGCTAAGCTGCATGACTTAAAAGATGTTTTTATTCCTGATCCAAGGGTTGGGCAGGTATTGAC